CAGTCCCAGAAGGCTTAACACAGGTAACAGCAGCAGATTGCGGAATACCCAATTCTTTAGCAAACTTTGCATTCGTGGCGACTGCAATTTCACGAAGCTCTGCCAAGCGGCCTTCAATTCCTGAGAGTTTTCCATTTGTGAGGTCATTATCCATGATTCCTGTCATTGACACACCGAGCAAACGCTCTTCTTCACAGTTGCGCTTCCAAGATGATGATAGATATTTAAATCCAGTTAGTGTTGACTGCCATGTACCAAGAATGGTAGCCCAGTAGACCTTTTCCTTAAGAGTTTCCATCGTGTCTGTTTCACGGATAACAACTTCTGACAGATTACAGAACTCCTTATCGCGCAAAATAATCTCGGAGCAAGGATTAGTGCCAAAGTCATAGTTAGGATCACGACGACCATGCTTGATAACAGTAGCCTTCGCGCTCGCGCGATTGAAAATACCACGCTCGCCCGACTTAGATTCATAGAGTGACTTCCACTCTTCCATGAACAAACCGATATCTGGCTTTTCCTTATAGATAGCGGAGTTATTAGCTAGTGCCCTCTGCGACTGATCCATCCACCACTGACCAGATTTTGCCACGCGCATACGATCATCCGAAAGATCAGATAGGCTAATAAGAGCGGAACGACGGACGCCACCCACAACAACGATGTCAGCGATTTTACAAACAATGTCATGACACTCCAATGTGTTTAGACGACGACCAGCAGCTTTCTTGAACACTTCAATGCAAAACTTGAATAGCGCATCAAGAGGTTCTGGTCCGGAAGCACGACCACCGAACGTCTTAAGAGGAGCACCAGCTGGGCGAATCTTGCTCAAATCCCAACGCGGAATCTGCCCAACATAAAGCATTCCAATCAATTCTTTAAGCGACTTAGCCCAACCAAGCTTAGAATCTGCCACAACAATAGTCGTGTCGGACTTATGAAAATCTTCCGATACAATAGGAAGTTGCTCTACGTCCTTTGACTCGACAGAAAAACCAACGCCTGTTCCGTTCATGAGAATATAAAGGATTTCGTCGAATGAACGTGGGCTATTAACTGCGACATACGAGCAGTTATAAGCTGCGATGTTTTCGCGCTTGAGCGCTTCACCCGCAGTCATGACGCAACGCATAGAAGGCATCACCTTCTGAGATAGTACTGCGTCTTCGAGTTCAGCACGCAACGCAGTGATATCATAGCTATGGTTTTCCTTGAGATGACCTTCAAAGAAATCAAAGAAACGACCTATAGTTTCTTGCCAACTTTCTCTACGACCCTCGTTCCATAAAAATCTTGAATATCTTGATAAGTGAATAAATTCTTGGTAAAGGGTTGGTAGAGAATTCGACATAGGTACTCCGTTTCTTTTCTTTAGACGTTCTTTATCGTTCGCAGACATTGCGTCATACGTTAGCACTTTTTCCAGTCTCGGATTGCAAGCTTAAGAGCTAAGCCCTTAAACGTGGATTTATTTAGCAGATACTCAACTTGCGAACTGTTGAGACCCGACATAATAGCATCATTAATATCTTTATATGTCCACGAAGAATTCCAGATAACCATTCCATGACCACGAGGCACAAAAGATTCTACACGCTTTACGACTTGCTTATTTCTTGGTTGATTATCGAAGATTAATACGACTTCTTCACCAGAAACATTATATAGGGCTCGTGCGAAGTCCGTTCCCCCAGCCGCAATGGCATTATCAAGGAACATACTGTCGATAGGTCCTTCTACAACATATATAGTTTTCCCGCGAGATACGCGATCGAGACCATAGATCAAAGGATCATCTGTGATACGAATAGTTACATATCGCAATGACGAGTTACCCATGGCGCGACCACTGACGCCAGTAAGCAAACCATCTTCACGACGAAATGGTATAACAAGACGCTCATCAGAAACGATACGTCCTTCATATGCAGGATTAAGTTTTTCTAGCACCTTCATGTCGCGTGCGTAGTAAAGATCGTTCCAGCGTTCCTTAGGAATCTTACGACCTTTGGCATACTCGACAGCACGATGTGTTGCTGGAAGCTCATCGAGCCTCGGCAACATTTCGTCTAGAATGATTTTAGGACGCGGAGCTTCAGTTTTTGGGATAATAAAGTCGTCTGTCTTACCAGCTTCGACTTTATCTTTGTATGATTCTAATCTGTACGCTTTGGCAAGACTAGGATCAACGAGCTCAATAAGTTTATAAAGATTAGTACCGACATCGCAATTATGACACTTATATATTAGTCCGCCCGATTTCTCGAACAGATAACCACGGGTTTTCAATTTGTTCTTTTGTGAATCGCCACAGAACGGGCAGCGGAAATTATAGACCCTCTCAGACTTCCGCTTAAACAGCAGAAGCTTGTGAGAAATCATGTTCGCATATTTATGATCAGTGATAGTAGACATAGGTTCATTATAATAAGTCCTAGGAAGGATGTCAAGAGTTATTTCGCTTTCTTTCTATAATATTCTTTGTAGGCTGCTATGACTGCGTTCTGATTCTGTATGTACTTACGCAGCTCAGCGATATTCATGCTAAGATTCTGATAGCCCTGGGCTGTTAAGGCGTAGTAGACCACTTCTTGTTTGCCTTCGAGCTCTTTAATCTTTTGTAGGAAATTTTCCGGCGTGATGATAGTCCATGTCATTTCTGATTGGACTACTGGCGGAGTTGTGGGGAGGATGAGTTCGGCTTTTTCAACAAGCACAGGTTTATCCAATACCTTAACTGTTTCGTTACATCCTGTCAAGAAAAGACCACAGAGTGCGACTAGAGCTATTCTCATTTCGCTGCCTCCTTTTTAGGAGCCTTAGTCTTTATTAGTTCAGGACATATATTGTTTTGAATTTTACCAGATATTTCGTCCGCTGTCAAGCGTGAACCTGTCACGATTTCATTGCAGCGCAGCGCATCTTTTGTGCCGCGATTGACTCTCATTTCTGCTTCGCCTGGATTATTCTTAACAAGACCACTAAGGCGACCGAACTTATTACGCAACGCATTAGCTTCGATCTGCGCATCTTCTGCAACTTTGGCTACGCTGCTATTGAGTTCTTGCATCTTTTCGATGTCTTTTTGATTCTGTTCGAGAACCATTTTCTGCTGATCAATAACACCTTCTAGGCGTTGCTGAACTTCAGCAGCTGCTTCTAGTTTCCCTTCTAGTGCTTGAATATAGAAATATCCACCAGACACTATCGAGAATAGGATTGCAGCGATTGCAATTTTAATTCCTATACCCATTACGCACTCCCGTCTGAACCGTCTCCCATTGCGCTTGTACGACTCACTGCTTTAACACGTTTCTTTAATGCTTTATAGTAGACTGTAGCTTCGTTCGTTGCCTTACGGCGCACCATAGCTTTGAATATCATCGGCTGACCATACTTCTTAAGCTTGCCAGACATTCCTACTTTAGGTTGTTTCTTGCTCCAATGAACGTCAGAAGTGCTAGTGGCGGGACCAGCATGATTAGCAGGACCACCTTCGCCTTCTTCTTTGACAGTTCCGACTTTAGTTTTAAGCCAAGCCTTACGAACAGCAATAGAACGAGTCTTATCACCAGCAGGAGTTTTGCTTGGCTTACCGCCAATCACTCGCGCTTTGTTTACTTTACCGACTAGTTCGGGTGAGATTTCATTGAGCATTAGATTTTCCTTAGAACATCAACGATCCGCATGTCCATGATAACGTCGCTAGATATAATCGTTACGTTCTCTGGACCGATATCTTCAACTCGCTCAGGCCAATAATTTAACAGCATAAGAAAAGGTTTTAATATGTGTAAATGATCGTACAATTTCAGCACGAGCATTCGAGTGAGCGCTTTGTGATCAAAGACATTGTACAAAATCACTAGATGATTTAATATAAGTCTATCTTTCAATTCACCGTGTTTTTCATAGCGCCCGAATAGCCTACGAAGATTTTTAATTCTAGTGAGATCTTCAAGAAACTCTTGCTCATCAACACAAGGATTTATATAATAACGCGCAGCATACAGAAAAAAATTATTATCGTTCAAATTACCCTTCATTTCAATTTTTAATTTCCTTGGCGGCCTCCACAATATCTTTGTTCGCCGCTTCTGCTTTAATGAAAAAGCGTGCTATCATAGATAACACGCCCCATGCTAAGAATCCTATTACAGCACCACAGAATAATAGATATTCTGCTGTTTCTACCTTTTCTAAAAATTGACACAACACAGGAGCACCTATAATAGCTGATCCTGTGCATATACCTCCACGAATCGTTGCATCCATAATAGTATGCGGTTTCATGAAGGCAAACATAGATAGACCACCGAACAACCCTCCGACGGCTGAAACAATTTTTGCTACGAGATAACTTGCTGCTACTTCAGTTGTCATTAAAATGTACCCAGTGCTACTCGCTTGATTGTTGTCGCGTTCACTGCAATATACAAATATGTATTAGTGAAACGCATTTCACCTACAGCCATACCGACAGAAATTGCATTGTTTGAACCTGGAGTAGATCCAAACGTAATCTTAACTGTGTTAGCTGTAAGAGTCTTAGTGATGTTGACGTTCGACGCAAGCTGAACTCTGTTGCCAGAAGCAGTCACGTTTGCGCTGAACACCGTATTCGAAGTAACAGCACCGAAGAGACTCTTAAGAGTAATTTTCTTCGATACTGGTGTTCCGTTTGGATCATCAACGATCAGCAGCAGATCTGGAGCCGTTGGCGTCGTCAATGCTGTAAGTTGTGTTACTTTCTTGTCAGCCATTTAGCGACTCCGATCTATTAAACGCCTTTTGGCGATACTGTGAAATTGGTGATACGATTACCCCAACCATTTGAAAGAGCGTTAGCAGTTGCTCCTGTAATTACAAGATTAGCAGCGTGCGTAGTTCCCTGTTCTGGATTGTAGAGCGGATTACCCGTAACCAAGATCGACTGAGCGTTGATATGATAAGTTGCTTTTAGTGATCCTGTGCGACCCTGCAACTTAGGCATAGTAAACACAAGAACGTTGTTAGCAACGTTTGCGCGAGCAGCTGCAGAAGCAGCAATACGAGCAACAGCATGATTACCACCAGCTGTATTCGAAATGCTGATCGACAGAGCGTTAGATGACGCACGAAGATGAACAGGCATATTGAATACAACATAAAGGTTAGCTGATACGTTAGCTGAAATTACGTTATTAGCATTTGTCTTGACGAAAATTTCACAGATATCTGGACGACCTAGATATGTGTTTGATGTGTAGCTAAATCCACTTCCTGGATTAGCAGCAACAAGAATTTCGTCAACCTGACGAATGTTTCCGTGTGTATCTGTGCGATTTGCACGACGAACCCATCCAGCTGTTGTAGCAATTACGTTGCGCTTATTTGCGTTCTGAATATTACCACCAACATCTGGTTCTTCAGATCCTGATACTTGTGGAAGTGGACGATATCCCTTAACGATGCCTGCTACTGTGTTTGCGCCAGATGCTACCTGACCTGATTCTCTTGAAAAACCCCAAAGTGCCATTTGTCTTTTCCTTTCCGCTTTTCGTTAGCTGACTACTCGGCATAATATAGTTTATTATTTAGTTATTAGTCTTCTTTGTTCTTATCTCTTTCAGAACGATAAGCCTTCATTTTCGCAGATTTCTTAGCCTGAGCCATCCCTACTGCATATGGATTATCTACACCTGATTTGTGCTTGATAAGAGACTTAGCAATTTCATGTCCCTTAGTAATCACCTTCTTAGGTAGCTCGGCTGCTTCACGCATAGGAGGATTTACGATAATCTGTTCTTTTCCACCTTTCATAGCTTTATCTTTATCACCATGCATCTCACAAGTCATGCTCTTTCCCTTGCCTTCTTGACAAGTGCATTTATCGTTGCTTGCATGAATGTTAGACAAACGCTTATTAGCCTTAGCTTGCATTGTGTTCATTTGCTTAGCAGCAATTTTTTGTTGAAGCTGCTTTTTAAAAGTGTCTTTCTTAGCAGCAATCTGCTTTGCTACTGCATTATCGGCTTCGGCTACGAAACCTGGGTCAGTTTCTTCCTTCACAGCCTTTTCTTTCTTTTCCTGGCTCATTCCCTTATCGCGGAACTTATTAGCCATTCCGGCATACTTCTTGAAGATAGGACCAGAACGACCCTGAGCATCACCCATAGCTCTCTTAGCAGCTTTCTTAGCAGCGCTATGATATGTGTCAGTTGAAAGTTCGTCTACCTGTTCAACGTCTTCTTTCAAACCTTTATTGCGCTTATTGACATAATGATCATGTCCTGGCGTACCTGGTTTACCAAGACCATGACGCCAAGCCATTGATCTTAGATCTGCATCAGAGTGATTTTTGTGCGAATCAGCAAATTGTTTATCAGTCATATTAGCACGGTTCTGCTTGCTTTTAATAACAGATGCAGGCATACCGGCTTCGTCTACCTGAACTTCTTCGAACTGCTTACGATCATTGCCTGACATCTTTTCGCGTCCGCGAATCTTATCAGCAACCGATGGATTAATTCTGGTTAGATACTGAGAATCTTTGTTCTTAGCACCAACAGCAGCTGCAGCAGCATTTTTCTTTTCTTTATTAGCGGGATTGCCTTCGTCAACAACTTCTTCCTTACGGAGCATCTTGAAGTCTTGACCATCAATCTTGCCGTTGTGGTTCTTGTCGAGCTTGACCTGACCACCTTTTAGTGCTTCGTTTACTGCATTGATTAGCGAATCGCTAATACCAAATGCCTTTTTATCAATAGATGACATTTTAGTTACCCTTTCTTGTGGTCATGTAGTCGTGAACTGTTGTTACATAATCTTCAGCTGTTGTAATCTTGCTTTGAACCCAGGCTTCTAGCTGAGTATCGTCTTTCATCATTTCCGCTAAGGCAGTAGCACGCTGTGCAATCATCTGTAGCTGCGCTCGAGCCATCTGACCTTCGTAGTCCTTTTCTTCAGATACTGCTCCGTAACGAATTGTGTTTTCTAAGCTACGATAAGTCATTGTTATTCCTTATTATGAATAGATTTGATATGCGCCGCTAAGATCAAAGTGACTTGAAGTATCTGTTGCAGAAACTGGAGTTGAAGATTTCCAAGCCAAGTCTGTTGTGCTTCCAGTGTAATACAGTTTCATTATAGTTGTAGAATCAGCAGTATCTGTAATTCCTGCAATATGATATATGGAAGAAGTATTTACGCAATGTAAAGAACCGCCGCGAATAGTCACAGTTGCAACTGATGGAAATGGCAATGTGAATTGATATTGACTTGCTGAACCGAAGTCTGTTGTTGCAGCGAAACTAACATTAATTCTAAAGTGACAGATAAGTCCCTGAAGAACATAAGAACCCGTGCTAACAGTTCCGGCTAGATTATTACCACCAACAGTTTTGAACTGTGGATTAAATGTTTCGTTTATAGAAACAATACCAAAAGGAATACCGCCTGGAGTCGTACCGTCAGATAAACGAATAGGAGTTGCCCCATCGGTGTCGTAAAAAATTTCACCAGGAACACCGATGTAGGTGTTGGCGTAAGTACCGCCCATCTTGTCTACAAAAATCCTATTCGTTATCTTTGCCATGATTATTATTCCTTAGTAAATGAACGAAGCATCCATCCATGCTTTTCATGCGCAGTGATACGATCCTGAATCGCATTTGAGATACCGAATTTACTCTGCGATTCCGCAATACGATACGCTTCGTTGAGTACAACAAGAAGACGCTGATTATCACCATTGAGTCTAGCAATCATAACTAAAGCCTTGGGAACAGATAGCTCGTCTTCGATAGACGATAGCTCTTTAAATCGTGTTAGTGATCCAGGAGCATAAGCATCCAGAGTACGAATGAGTTCAGCGATAGTATCTACTGCACCAAACACTTCCGCGTAGAAATCACCCAGAAACTCATGATACTGCGCGAAATCAGGACCTTCTACGTTCCAGTGAAAATTATGCGCTTTAAGATACAACGCAAAAGTTGTCGCTTGAGCTTTCTTGAGTGCTTCTACGAGTTCCATTATTTCTTTGTTACCTTCTTAGCTGGTGCTTTTTTAGCTGGTGCCTTTGGCTTAGGAGCAGCAGCAGGAACGAAAGTCTTTTCTTTCTTAGCAGCCGGTTTCTTAGCTTTTGGTGCAGCTACTGGAGCTTCTACCTTAGCTTCAGTTTCCATAGCCTTAACGAAAGCTTCTTCTGTCTTTGCGTCAATGTTAGCCTTGATTTCTTCTTTAGCTGGTTCAGGAGCAACAACTGGTTCTAGTGATGCAACTGGAGCAGGCTTTACTTCCTCAACAACAGGAGCTGGAGCTGGTTCCGGAACAGGATCTAGCTTTAGTTCTTCTACTTTTTGCTTAGGCCAAAAATACCATCCAATACCATACCATCCAATACCAAAAACAACAACAACAAAAGCAATAATAGTAATCAGTTCATCATTCATTACTCAGTTCTCCTTAACAATCCCACGCTCTGCGTGACCAATAATTTGCGCTCGACTTATTGCTTAAATTGCCTTGACCGCTAGAGCGAGCGCAATATGATCTCTTGCGAGCAGGCTGATCTTTCTTAATACTTAGTGTCTTATCACCGAAGTTTACTTTCTTAGCTTTTCCATCACCATCAGGATCAACATAAACCTTTGACTTCTTTACGTCACCCGCCATAGGCTTATTCAAAGGAACTGTCTTACCTTTATATGTAGCTTCCTTAACGATCTTACCCTGACCTGGCGTAGCATCAGCATAGTTCTGTACGATAGTGTCAGTTCCTACGAAACGATTCTTAGGATCATTCTTATCCTTCGATACGGGTTCAGAACCAGTGTATGATTCGTCAGCCTTTACAATCGACTTATTCTTTTTGTAATAGTCTGAAAGCTTTTTAGTAGCATCAGTTCCCTTAGCGCCTTCTGTACCTTCCGTAACACGCGAAGCTTGATTTGGCGTCATGTACTTTTTAGGCTTAACATAAGACTTGATAGTTTTCTTACCCGGCTCAATCTTCTGAATTGTTCCGCCTTTGGCAAGGAAAGCATTTCTAACTGCATCAGCGTCTTTAGCAAGATCAGTTTTCATAGGAGTATAGTTACGATCTACATAAGCTTTCTTTTGACTACCACGACTCGAGATCGTGTCGTACTTTGCAAATCTTGCTTGCTTATCCCAATTAGACTTAGCTTCTGTTTCCATTTCTTCTTTAGGAACGCAGTTAGGAACCTTACGACCATTTTTCATCTTCATACCTACAGCTGTGTAACCAGACCAGCAAGCATCTTTAAGTCCGCCTGTTGGTTCTTTCACTTTTTCTGAAAGATCCTTATCCATATCAGCAGCTCTACCACCAGCGATAAACGAGTTAACACGACCAAACGCTTCGTTCATGTTATTGTTTACTTCGAAACCACGAGTAAACACTTCGTAGATAATTTCTACAGGAACACCAGAGTCTGACGCCTTACGAAGAAGCGCATTAGCTTCCTTATTCATTACGTTGTAGCGCACGCGCGAGTACGTCGCAGGATCCTTAGTTGTCAAGTCGATAAGCTTATCAAGCAGATTAGCTAGTGCTTCGCGCATCTGTGGACTCTGCAACGCATGTTTCTTACTAGAACGCAAAGCACGACGATACTTCTGTAGTTCTTCCTGATCAGACAAACCAAGACGCAATAGCAAATCTAATTTCTGACTTAGTGGTCGTGCTTGATTAGGATCGGTTGGGCGATTCTCGTCCTTAGCAATTTCGCCGATGTTACGAGTACCAGGTGGCTCGTCTCTATCGTACGGTGATACAGTACGAGCACGACCAACGCCTAGATAAAACTCATTGAACTGCTTTCCACCAAGACTGATCTTTGGCTTATCCTTAGGAATACCATGTGACATAACACTACGGAATGAGTTTAAGCTTTTACCTGCAGCAATAGTGAAGCTGTGTTTATCAGCTGGGAGACGTAATGCTTCGAACTTAGCAATCATTTTCTTAGCGTCGTTTACTGAAATATGCGCCTTATGTCCGTCAGCGAAAACAGTTTCGTGTTCACCGCGAGAGTTAATAGTCTTGCGCATTTGATAGATAATGTTCGTATCACCTGCGTCACGAGCGTCCTTATCAGAAGCAGACTTACGACCTTCGTCAACAGAACGAGCATAGTGCATCAGTTTTCTGTTCTGATGCAAATGACCCTGTTCTGGATTAGGTGCTGTGCGATCGTTCTTTGTAGGATCAATTCTAAGATTGTCTAGCTTCGTGGGATCAATATTCAGCGGAGAATCGTGCGCCGTATCAGCCTTCGACTTTTCCCAATCTGAAACTGAGATGCCGCGTTTCTTAGCCTGCTTGATATCACTCTTTACGTCGGCAGCAGTTCCTTCTTTGCTCTTCTTATCTTCATAGATAAAAGCATTGAAGCTTTCGTTAACGTCACGGGCTTTTGCTACATTAGCTTGTGCTTTCTTACGGATCATTGGCATGATTCTCTTTGATAGTTTGTCTACAGCAGAGTTGAGCGACTTACCAAAACGATTAACAAGTGCGTTGTCAACTGCAATTCTCTGTGACTTTGAAAGTGAACTATATTGTAAATCTTTCTTACCTGTTGCGCGCTTACGCAGCATCATGATAGCTGCCTTACGAGCGCGCATACGCAAACGCTGTTGCGCAGGCATAGTCTTAGCTTTGATTTGACGAAGACGAGACAAACGCTTTGCCATCCCCTTCATGCGCTGAGCTAGTTTCTGACGAGTCTGTATAGAAAGAACCTTAGCTTCGGATACGTTTTCTTTTTCGATATCGTGACCTACGATAACGTCTAACATAACCACATCTGAATCTTGTAGATCTAGCTCTTCATCAGACATAGCTTCGATTTGCTTAGCCATATCAGCATCAGATGGCATAGAAATAGATGGCTCATCTTCAGACTCAGTGATATAGTATGAAAACACTTCGTCGAGCGTAGATTCCTTAAGAGCTCCTAAACGTGACTGTATCAAGTGCATGATCTCCTTTACGTCGGCATCAGATAAATGCGATGACATAGATTCACGAACCTTATCGAAATCACCTTGTTGAGCCCATTTGCGAATATCTGAGGCGTGTACGCCGTCTGCATCACCAACGCGAGTGCTTATGATAGAATGACGCGAATGAACGACTATCTTGTCGAACGTGAAATCTTTTCCGTTGTACTTGTTGACTAGTGTTTCAGTTGCTGCAACTCTGTCGTCACCAAGAACGATATGAACTGTTTCGTACTTACCAGATAGAGCGGCAAGTGCACCAATCATCGTCGGATTATTCGCAGGAGGCATATCAAACATACCTTTATGCCCAGGAAACATCTTGTTCAGATACTTAATTTTTTCCTGCGGAGTCAGTGGGTTTTTTTTCTTGTCGACTGTGCGCGAAACGAATATCTTAGCGTCACTATGTGTTTGTTTAGCCAACTTCAATACTGAGTTGACTAAGCTTTCATGCTCCTTATGAGGGGGACTGAATCTACCAAGCGGAACGATTACAACAGACTTATTCATCTTTCGCTCCTGCTTTTCTGTATGCACCAGCAGCAAAATTCTGCGCACTGAACACGCGACGCTTGACTAATTTAGCTGTACCGTGTTTTCCAAGTAACACATACCCCTCAGGATTCGTTCTTACAAGACCACCGAACTCGTTTTCGAAATATCTACGAATTGGTTGATACTTATCAAGCTCGTCAATAATCTTATCTTTCATGTCAGCGATTTCAGTATGAGCTTCGAACACAGCAGCAATTCCACTAGCGTTCTGCTTGATACTAGCAATCGTTTCATCGAGCGTCTGTTGCTTGGCAGCTTTAGCCTTATCGCTCTTTACCTTATCTACTTCTTTCTGCAACTTATCATTCATAAACTTGACGAATCCGTTGTAGGTCTGATTAGTATTGTTACGAATGACATCGTTAGCATACTGTAGGAACCACTTGCTCATTTCCGGTGAAGAAACATACGCAAGCCCATCCTTAGGAAGTGATGAAAGCATAGTTGAGATTTCGTCGATATATCCCTGGATATGACCCACCCCACTTAGCATAGGAGCGTCGATAGGCATAATGAATACCTGAGCGTTCTTCTTGATATCGCGAGCCTGTATGGTCACGCGGCTGCCAGCTGCATTGTACTTGGTGTGAGGCGCGAAACCAACAGTAGCACGACCGATAAGCTTACCCAAGTCGGAATCGACTGGAACAGCATTTGTTACTGTGTTAGGCTTGAACAACCAATGGAGCACGCCGTCAATCTTAACCTTACGCAAATCGGACTTAGCGAACATCATATCGCCTTGCAAGATTTCGTTACGATTGTTTGTGATTGAGGGAAAATATTCTAGGGCGAGCTTTAGTTTAGCTACGAGCCCAGGCGCATGACCATGATTAGCTTCGATGTCAGCAACTGTGTAGTTGATCTTAGGGTCTTTGTTGAAGATAGACTTAGTGGCTACGAAAAACTTACCATTGTTGTAGCCATAGAATACGCTAGGAGCACCGTCGATCTTAGTCTGATTTACAGTTTCTGGAATGCCTTTGATAAGGTCATGAAAAAAACCATTGATCTTATCGAAAGAACGAGCGCCTGAAACATACAGCTCATCTTCGATATGTGTGTAGTGGGACTTGTCTTCTTCAGCAGAAAACGCAGTTTCCACTACGAAACTTTTAAAACCTTTCATCACACTCCTAGCGGGACTGGCGTACCCTAACCGCATACATGCAGGACTGCCTTAGCTTTCTGCGTTATCTATTTATAAAAACGTCTTGACGACACAAAAGTAACATGATATAATATGAGTGTTACGAAGGGGTCATAATGGTTTGCTTAGTATGTTTCTTAATGCATCACCCGTATTTACGAAGTTGCGGTAAATACCACCAGTCTTACGTGAACTTAGTTCTAGTATTTGACTATCTCCTAGATATACGTCTAGCACATAATTACCACCACCGGTCGTACGAACCTTAGCTGACATTTTTTTACCTTTGAACTGACGCTTGAGCATCTGTAAGTTTTCAACGAAATATACTTTAAGTCCAGCACCAATGTCTACGACATTGATAGTTTTATCGTTGAATGAGATGAAATAGCTAATACCATTTATGAGTTTATCGATATCACTAGCTTTTGACATTTCGTTGTAAACCAACTTATATACTTCTGTTTGTGATTGTGGCGTGATTGGTTCTAGATTAATTTTGTTAATCTTGTTGATAGTTGTTGTCGATAATGTCATTCCAACTGCGCTCGCGAACGTTTTCATAGCTTCAGAATGAAGACCAGAAGCCTGACCAACCTGAGTAATGTGATTAATCTTAACAGAAAGATTAAGTTTCATTGCGATTGGTTTGCCTGGACTAGAGTCGTTACCAGACCAACCTTCATAGTATGCAGTCACGATGTCAGCTTTCGAAGGATTTTTTTTATCCTGACCAGAAATGCTGGTCGATACGATGTCTATACGATCTCTACGACCGTTGTTGTAAAAATATTCAGCATGTTCTTTACATGCTCCAGAGTTAACATATCTACATGCGTCTGCGATATATGGTGCTAAGTCGGTGCTAGAAGCAAGAACAGATTTTCTAGCATTAAGATATGTAAAAGCCGATCCATTAAGAACGTAGAATACATAAACTGTGTCTACACCCACAGAAGTTTTTTTGTTTGGAACAGTAAACTTAAACGCTTTGGCTATAGATTTCTTAGTATCTGTTGGACCTTTAACCGCAGTATATGCACCAGAATCTGATTTATCTGTTAGAAACTGTTTAAGATATTTGGCTACATGAGTAGGAGTGATACTAGTTCCAGTTCTACCTTCCACAAATCTAGCAACAATAGCAGCCTGAAGTAGAACTTCGGCAAGATATCCGAAAGGAACTTTTTCGCTGCTCTTCATGATAGAGCCAACAGGGAACCATTTGTCAGCTTCTTTTGAAGTATCTAATTCTATCGAATCGACAGCATTTTTATATGCTGCTAGATCTGTTATGTCAGCTCGTAGCTTATTACCTTCGATAAAAGTCTTAAGAACATTAATAGCATGATCGCGTGATTTTTTTGTAGGATTAAGCATGACGGGATCCCCACCGCCAGTCTTTTGATTAATGAATGCGATAGGTGCGTCTTTTTTAAGTACTTCTATTGCATAAGTGACATACTTATAGCATGAAGTCAGTCCGCTTGCCATTCTGATAGGATTTGCCATAGATATATTTATAAAACAAAAAAGGGAGGAGCGTTATTGCTCCTCCCTGACTCATGACAAAAAAGCACCTCCTTAGTCATGAGCCCGATTCTGTAATAGGGCAGTCTTGACCCATGGATCATTGGGTTTAGTCATAGCATAAATGGCGTAATCTTTATTTAAAAGTACCTCAACCTGAAGATTTGTTACACCTTTATTAATGAACCCTAGTTCTTTTGCAGTACCGCGCGAAGCGTCTAATTCGCGTCCGTGTGCGAACGGACCTCTATCATTCACTCGCGCGATAACGGTTTTGTTATTTTCGGGATTTGTTAGTTTTAGGAGAGTACCGAAAGGATATGTTTTATGTGCAACCGTAAGTCCGTCTGGGTTATAGCGCTCTCCTGACGCAGTTCTTGTACCCATTTGATACCAGCTTGCCTTAGCGAGCTTTGGACTTTCGATTATAGTAGGGGCGCAGCCGCCAATAAGCAAACTGACACCCAAAACAGCTATAATTTTGAGCATTTTTTATTTAGTATATCGCTTTTCTGTAAGAAAACGATAAGTCTCCTTTGAATGCAATTTCGCGAAACCAATAAGAACTAGTCGCGAATCTTGCAACGTTTTGCCAAAATAGCCTACTGCGTCATGTAGTCTATTTGCCGGAAATATCAGACAACGATTGAATACGTTAGAAACGTAATCTACGAGCCTGAAATGCGAATCGTGTTCTTTGATAAGAGATACTACATTTTCTTTTTCCTCAGCGTTAAGTCTGTGAGCTTCGGAACAGTAAATTCGTTTACCTTCCATCATTTCATGGAATTTTGTTTCCATGAAATGGGCATAGCTATTCATTTTGATTTCGTCGAGTTCATAAAATGCAGTACCGAAATATCCTTTTCCAAACGAATCTGGGTTTAGATAAACCATAACAGTGAATTCACAGGAAGGTCCATTGTCCGTATGGATATGGGACGATGGAACTCCTATGTTGTAATATTCTGGCGAGTATTGAAAACCTAATTCGATTTCTAATTGACAATCTGTTAAGTCGGTTATCTTGGTGACTAAACTTTTTGTGAACTGTTGGAAAAATGCTGGTTCCGTTTTATTTAATGGATCTGTTCTTAGTGCAGTAGCATATCCATTGTGTGTGTAGTTTTGAGCAAGAGCCAATTCACGCACAGCCATAGGATCAGGGAAAAAATTATCAATTATAATTGTGCTGTTCATGAATAGCGACTTAACAGTTCAGTATATCCACCAATAGCTTTATCTTTGCTCATAATAAAAGGAGCAGTTTTCACGTTAGGAAATTGCTTAAAAAACTCGTCGCGTTCGATATCTTTACCGACTACGATTTCAGTGAAAGTCACACCATTTTCTTCGCAAATATCTTTAGCCTTTTCACACCAAGGGCATCCTGGAGTACTATAGATAGTAAGATCATTCATTATATAATTCTCCTGTCTTTTGTCGAAAACGATATCCGTATGCTCGTTTCCAATCACCTAGAATAATACCTTGTTGCTTACGAGCTTCAATTTCCCAAGGTAAATCAAAATACGAACCGCTTCCCCGACCTTCCGACTGAACCATAGTGTTTTTCCACTTACAATAGTTAGCATGGGTAGCTAGGTCTTTTAGATCACCAGTAGCATATTGTCTTATATGAACGATCTCATGAGCAAGTATTCTATATAGTATGCTATCTTTTAGATAATTACACAGTTCCATGTCGTACTCGCGCGGGCGATGATTATCGTCATCCCATATCACAGAACCATACACATTTGAATCTTTAAGTTTTTCTGTGATATTAATCTTAAGTGTTATATTATTAGCCAATCGAGGGCCTAGAGTATATCCTAGCATCCATCGTGCAGCATTTTTGACGATTTTACGTTTATGTTTATTGCCGCCTGTAATACTGATTTTGGCTTTATTATTTGCGTACTCCAAAGCTCCTGGGGTCATTTTGTTTCCCTTCTTGCTTATTGGACTATAATACTTTATTTGGTCATGTTCGTCAAGACCGAAATTATTTAGCCGTTTAAAACTTGAAGTTTCCGAATTTAGCTTTAGGCTTACTGCGTTCACGATCTTCCATCCCAAACTTGCTATTATCCATAACAGCATCAGAGCGCTTCGTTTTGCCACCACGATTATCGTCAATCAAATCGTCCTGAGCAGACGCCTCAGTGTCGAATAGACGCATCTTGGTTCTGTCGATACCTAGTACGAATTTCTTGTTGATAGCAGGATCAGCGTAGCGATTCTTAAGCTGCTTGACCATGACCTGACCCGCTTCGTCAAGTTCGTCTGTGCGAACAAGAGCAATCATGAAGTCAGCCGTAGCAGGCAAACCAAAAGACTCGGAAGTATCCTCGAGACCAGGATCGCTTGATGAATAGCCAGTTCTAGTTGTTTGAGTAGCAGACACGATAGGAACGTTCTTTTCGACAGCAAGTCCGCGCAGTTCTTCCGCAATAGCCTTGATATAGGTATAGCTGTTTACGTTAGAACCTGTCTTGATTCGAGAAGAGCAGCAGATATTGAGATAGTCGATGTAAATAATGTCGGGTACGAAGCTTCGCTTTAGATTAAGCTCGTTCAGGAGGTGACGAAAGTGACCTACGTGCGCGGACGCAGTAGGATATTCCTTGATGATAAGCTTGCCTTCAGTCTTCGACTTGACACGAGCAATCTTACTATCGTACATATCTTTCGGAAGATGACCAAGATCATCAAGAGGCACATTCAACAGATTAGCGTCGATACGCTCAGCGATCTTTTCCTCAGCCATTTCCATAGTGATATACAGGACGTTCTTACCGAGCGTTAGATTAGCCGCAGCAAGATGACACATCATCAGAGTCTTACCAGCACCAGTGCCAGCAAGAATGATATTAAGTGACTTACGAGATAATCCACCGCGAGTGATAGTATTCATCAACTCTAGGTCGAACGGAATCTTTTCTTCCTTACGATGATAAAAATCATATCGCTCTTCGAAATCCTCAATGAAATCGTGACCGACATGACTATCGAACGACACGCCCAACGCTTCAGCAAGAATTTCTGGAAGCGAGTTCTTAGTTCTGTTCTTATCTTTGCCATCAAGAATAGCGATACTATCCATGATGGCATTATAGACTGCGCGCTCTTGACAGAATCCCTCGGTTGTTTCAAGCAACCAAGTCATATCAGAAGGTTCTGGTTCGACAAGCTCGCGAACCAGTTCCATTGAGCGCTTATGCTCTTCTTCGCTTAGATTAGTGCTAGACTCTAGGTCAATCCCAATCGCTTCACGAGTGGGTCGATTATTATACTTGAGCATAAAGTCATTGATACGCTTGAACACCTGACGCTCAGACGAGTCACCGAAATACTCTTCTTTTAGAAATGGTAATGTCTTACGAGCAAAGTCTTCATTATGAACCAGATTCTTTAGAATCGTCAGCTCTATCTTCATTTCCAATCTTTCCTACTTGCTTGATTAAAATGTCTTGCAGAATACACGCAACAGTATCTTCGAAGTTTTCCTTGAGCTTACCATCAAACATTCCGTCAGCCCAAAAAGACTCGACGACGTGATAATTGAATTTAAGCCAAGGTTCATCGCTATCTTCAACTTCACTAGAAATCTTTAAATTTTCATAGTGAAACACGACGCCTTCGAACTCACCTTCTTCAATACGCATACAAATGAAATTAGGTACATCTAACCTCTCAACAGTAGTATAGCGTGGAGCAGCTGGATTGTCAATGACTTTCATTAGTCAATCCTTACTGACACACGAGGATCAAACCTCAAGATACCGAGAGTGAAATTCTCAGCAGCATCTTCTGCATATCGCAATGACTTATTGGGAAACGTACGATACTCTATGAGTTCGTTGTTCTCATAGAACTCTACGCCATATGTGCCATTATCCAATATGATAGTGGCAGTCTTACTCTTATCATCACTCCAAAACTCACTCAGCGTCATCATTGTCTCCTTCTTCATCGAGAATTGCTCCATGTGCCATAGAATATTTATCTTTGATATACTTACCGAAATCGGTTTCCTTAAACATTTTCAACCAGAACTCTTTATTATCTACAATATCTGCCGCACGCACGTTAGGTGTATGCACTTCGCCTGTTTCTTTATCTACAGTAGCATACCAGCCATTCTTAGGCTTTACGATATAACCACCATCAAGAGCAACATCAAGCAAACCACTCCAGCGGTTAATACCGCCCTCATATGATACGGTGATTGGAATCTTTGACTTTTCTCTGACATATCTTGATTTCTCCACGTTAATAACAAAATGATAACCTTGTATACCATCAGCATCCTTATCCTGCTGACGACCAAGGATCCAAATAGCGTCTGATGAGTAATAGGAACCAGTTCCGCCTCCAACGATATCCTTTGGATAAAGACCGATTTCCTTATATGTATGATTGACAACAACCATAGGAATATCGCGCATCGTGAGATACGGAGTTACCATACGGAACAACGACTTGAGCTGTTTCGCGCGAGACATATCCGCTACAGACTTTTCGTTGAGAGCGTCTTCGACTTCTTTCTTTGAAGCAAGATTACCAATCGAGTCGATGATAATCATAACACGATCAGTGCGTTCGATAGTAGTCAACTGCTTCATGATATCAAACTTGAGTTCTTCGACGTCCATGATAGGCGTATGAACTACCTTATCAAAAGCGATACCGAATGTGTTGAAATATGATTGAGGCGTACCGAACTCAGAATCGTAGAACAAAATAACGCCGTCATCATACTTCTTAAGAAACGCTGATGCTAAGAGCAAGGCGAAACCAGTCTTGAAATGCTTAGAAGGACCAGCAAGCATAGTTAGCCCTGGAGTAATGCCACCGTCCACAGAACCTGATAATGCCACGTTAATCATAGGCACAGTAGTTGGGATCATGTCCTTCTTAGTGAAGATCTTACTGTTATCTAACGTAGCCGTAAACTCGATCGTACTATTCTTAATCAACTTATCTTTTAGTGACATATCACTTCCTCTTCTCAAAAAGAACCAATCTTTCAACATGATTATAGTATACTCTAGTTATGAATGATTGTCAAGACGTTTTTTCAATAGTGACGGGATCCCAGAAATCACCATTCGTCTGGACTGCGTCTAGCTTATCGACTTCGAGTCGTAGATTTTTACTTGCAGCAATGATAAGCAATACGGCTAGCGGATCAATGACTAGCACGAGTAGCATAATCATAATGCGTATCGCCGACTCCAAGTCCTTTTCGCTATCAGCGCCGTAGAGCATCTCAGCGACGTAACGAATAGGACCAACCTCATTCTTCAGCGTTCGTGTAGCCTTAAGCAATGGTGTTTTTTCATCAAGTAGCTTTTCTATAGTAGCCTGAGCATCTTTCATCTCAGCTGATATACCTGCGCGCTCGGGTTTCTGTTGATTGCGCAATTGCAAAGCTGTCTGAGCGCGATTATTCTTATTGATGATAGAATCAATCGCAGTATCTAATTGCTTTAGTTGCTGCTCCGCTCGCGTGATGCGCGTGCGCTCGCGCGTGATGCTACTATCTATTCGTTCTATCTTAGCGGCTACATCACCACTCGGTGCGACCTGATCTAAGTGAGCTTTCGACAGAAATCCAAAGATTCCCATACTTGTTATCAGCATAAGAACCAGAAGCGCACTAGTAAAGTATGCTTTCATTAGGAACGGAACATATTTCCAATTCCTGTACAACCATGAAGCAAGTACGATCTTACCTAACTCTAACGTCCCACCAAGGATAACGATAGCCCAGAAAGCACCAGCAAATATGGATGTTAGTCCTGTGACAGAATACCAAGCAGCTACGACGGAGAGTGCTATCCCCGTCGTCATAATAAGTGCTCTGTCGAAACTAAATGTCATAGACCTCGTGTGGTTCTAAGAACCTTATCTAACATCTCCTGACACTTCTCAGTACGATTCGGCCAATAGATATATTCTTTCTCTGCTGTCTTGATTAGATTATTCAGCAGAGGTACGATAATGCTTTCAAGAACCTTAATCTTATGAGCTAGCTCTTCTTCCTTAGCAGTAAGAGCTTCACCCTTAGCGTTTAGTTCTTGTAGAACATCGTGCTTGATTTCGCTTTCATCGACTCCAGTGAAACCAAAGTCGTAGTCGGCATATTCTGCGGGTACTTTAATTGCCATTTTGTTTTTCCTTCAAGTAGTCTTCAACAGATATATGCCTAACTTTACTAGCCGCACCAAAAGATTGCCTTGTACTAAAAGATTTAGTGTAGGCTGTTTCTTTTCGCATCTTGTCCCTATATTTTTCTCTTTGTTCAAACGGCATCTTATCAAGATCGTTCGGACCTAACCTCTTACTCATCCAAAGAAATCCTCTAGTGTGCTCTGCTTTTCGGTGTGCCAGCTGATTGTATCGAGAATAGCATTAAGCGGAGCCATGAATGCTTTTTCGAACTGTGTGTCATAGTCAATATATTCGTCGAGTTTAAACTCAGGTGGAAGCGTAGCAAACGCAGTAATCACATTATCTTGCAGTGGATTAGGCATTTTAAGATATGAGAATCTTACTTTCTCACCATCTTTGATAAGCTCATATCTTTTCTGTAGTTTGAGCTGCTTGATTTTATTATTGTATGTCAGAGCACCGCGAACATGAATAGGAACACTCTTGGTCTCATTTTTATATTTAGCGACATCCTGAACCGAACGGGGAAAAGCAACCTCTTCGAATGATAGAGTATAGAATTTGGTTTTGAATTCAGCGATAAACTTATGCAGTTCTTCTTCTGGTTGGTTCATGATGATAGTGAGCGCATTCTTAATAGCTTCACGACACACAGCAGGAGTCGACGACTTGACCGCCTCAATGCCTAACATCTTTAGTTTTGGTTTAGCATAGCGCACGCCTTCAGAATCGTGTACGTTTAGGATATAGCGTTTCTTCGCAGTCCAGATACCACGATCAGCGATAACCTCACGTTTCATATTCATTTTTTGCTGGAAGGCAGACATACGGTCAGCAAGGTCTTGATAGATATTATCAATAACTGGTTCCAGTTTCTCTGAAGCCACTTTATCCAGAAAATTAACGATCTTCTCTTTGAGTTGCGGAGATAAGCCCTCAGATTCAATTCTTTTCCCAAAGACGCTATGTACCAACTTGTCAAAGCTAATATAAAGCGAATCCGTATCCGACGCAATAACATAATCATAATCCCCTGTTTTCAATAGTTTATTGAGATACTTATTCATTTCAGATTCAGCCCAACGAATTGATAGCTGACCACCAAGAGTAATAGCAGTTGCTTGATCAATGTCAAAGAAACGGAAATGAGGATTACCGATAGCACCGTAAGCTGAGTTCAGCTGGATTTTTTTAGCCATTTGCATATTTTTATATCGGGAAATATCATTATATGATTGCTTAGAGCTAGTAGCCTCATGCTCCTTTTGAGCAGCAATCATCTTATCTTTATACACTACGCGATCATTATACATACGCTCCATTATTTCTGGAAGGAATCCTTGCTTATCTTTTTTGAAATAGCAACCATTCGCAGCAAGTCCATATCCATCAGGCACAGATGGAATATCACCTTCTAGTAGCTCATCGACAGTAATGCTAGTCTTAACAGCACGACCACGATCATCACGATACAGAGTTTCGGGACTGATATTATACTGCATGATAAGATGAGGATACAGACTGTTCAAGTCGAAAGACATCACCCAGTCATATCCACCAGGCTTAGGTTCCTTGACGTGAGCACCCACATATGCTTCATCTTTAGCGCCGCCTCCTTCGAGCGGAACTGCAATCTTTTGCTTATGTAGATGGTTGTGGATAATAACATCCCACATACGAACTTGTGTGAATATATCTAGCAGCGTCACCTTCGCGTCGTACGCGAGCGCGAGAGCCATATCAATAAGCTTCATCTTATCATCGAGTTTTTGAACCAGCTCAACGTCTCGAATGTTATAGTCGATGAACTTTTGGAAATCCTTGATATAGAAATCATGAAGCGAATCGTATTCAGAATAATCTAACTTACGTTCACCAAGCTCGACGAAACCGATATGATCTAGACGATAGCTTTCCTGCTGAGTGTAAGTGAATTTTTGATACATCTCAAGATAATCTAGAGTCGCAATACCAGCGATAGTGTATACTGTTTCTTCTTTGCCATACTTACGCTTCACTCTGCGATCATTGAAGAAACGCCACGGACTGAAAGCTTTCGTTGCCGACTCACCTAGAATCTGGTTCATGCGTCGCACGAGATAAGGAATATCGAAGAACATGATATTCCACCCGATCACAACATCAGGATATCCGTTACTCCACTCGCTTAGGAACTTAGTCAGTAGCTCTTTTTCGTTATTGCATTGATAGTAATAGACGTCGTTGCGCGAAGGCACATAATCATGATATGCCCACACATAATACATTCCATTTTTTCTGAGTGTAATTGCGGTGATTTCTTGTGCGGCTACATCCGCGCTCGGGAACCCATTCTCCGAGCTCACCTCGATATCGATATTCGCGACTTTGATAAGGTCGCGGTCATACATGATTTCGTTAGGATACTCCTCGTTCAGATAGGAGTAAAGGAAACGAGGCATCCCATATATCTTGAAGTTGGTGATATCTTGATACTGCTTAATGAAATCCTTAGCTTCACGCATCGACAAGAATTCGACAGGATCCAAATTGTTTCCACGAATGTCTTTCCACTCAGCGTTTTCACGCTTCGAGGGCAGATACATCGTTGGTTTATAAGGGATCTTTTCTTCGAACGCTCGGCCGCGGTCGTAACCGCGAACGAGAATGTTGTTACCGTGCTCTACTGCATTTGTATAAAATTTTGACATATCTTATAGTACCACGATACTACACAGTTGTCAAGATTCCTTTCTTAGGAAGCACAAGCCCTGAACCGAAATTCTGATTGTAAGCAGATTCGATTTGGTCATCTGGTTCGTATGTGAACATAACATTACGAGGATCTAGAATAATTTCCTTAGTACGAGCCATCGGGATGAAATCTACTAGAGCCATTTGAGCTTTGCCACCTGGACCTGGATTTAGCATTACTGCTGCTGGCTTAAGAACTCTAATCATATTGCCAGCAACACCAACCTTACCTACGATTTCATCACCATTAAGCAAACGCAGCATCATGACAGTTGTATTGCGATTCTCATCATTCATATTCATAGGATTAATATTCATTTCACTTCCTTACTTTGTCACGCCTTGAATCTTTTCTTGTCCTCTAGACCAAGCTGCAATACCAAGAACTGCACCCATAGCTAAGTGGAATAGACCAGCGCCTTGCAGCGTGAGTGGATTCCACTGAGTGATAGGAGCTTTAGTAAGCACTTGCACAACGTTCCACATGACTGGGAATATGGCCATATCAAGGCAACAGATAACCATATAACACCAACCCATAGCGGGACGCCATTTCTTAACCATCCAGTCTTCATTCTGCTTTGCGTTTTCTGCTTCCCACTGTTTCTTTTCCAGTTCAATCTTAGCAAGCTGAGCTGCTTCAGAAAGTTGCATTGCAGGAGCAGGAGCAGCTGCACGAGGCATCGTGTCTACATATGTAGATGGAATAGCAGCTGCTGCTCCCTTAGTAGCAGGTGGCAACTGATCCATAGCTGGCTTTGGTAATGCGTCTTCGTCTGGTAATCCGAACTTAGGCATAATATCTCCTTATGAAAAAATTTCTAGTGCAGCTTCATAATGAGATTTGCGGTCTTCCAGACCTATAGTTCCACCATTGATTTTCTTAGTTACAGTTAGGATATCACCCTTATCAGCCCATTGATTAAGCTCACGGGAATCCCAGAACCAACCAGCGCTCCAGGTAGCTCCTTCGTATTCGTTAAGCCATTCAGTAGCTTCTTCGAGTGACATGTTCATGTCTTGCGCAAAAGCAGTATAGTTAGACTTACCTGTTAATTGAATGAGACCACGCCCACAGTAACGAAAACCATCACCAGAATTTTCATCACCATTGCCCATGCGATTAGCATACACACGATTAGCAATCGCTCTAGGATTTTTTGCGTATCCACTAACGTCAACTCCACGAAAATACTTAGGGAAAATAACTTTCAGACGATCAGCTGAATAGTTAAGGTTTTCCTTAATGATAGACAATCCACCCGATTCGTGCCCTACCTGAGCAAGAAACATCGAAATTCTATTCTTGTTATTGATTTCGTAGAATTCTAATACTTCGTTGAGTGGTTCTACATAGTTTTGAACAATATTCTCAGAAGTGTCTTCGAAAAATTCGTTAAGCTGATCAAACGTCACTAGTGCCATGATGGCCTCCTTTTGACGCTATTTATTAGATTTCATGTTTGGCATACATTTCTAATGCAACGAAAACGATTTCGCCACGAGTTAATCCAATGTCTGCGAGTTCTTTATCGTTTAAATTATTAAGTTCTGTGACTACAGAGTAATATCGACGTGTTCTTTTGTACCATTCTAGCATATGTGTCTCCTGAAACAGATAAAGCGGGCTAGTTTCCCAGCCCGCTGCATTACGAAAATCTCAATGGGTTTTAATTAGTCCTTGATTTCGATTTTCTTAGGTTTCTGGTTCTCAGGAATAAAGTTTTCCAGCCAGACCTTAAGAATGCCGTTCATCAACTCGGCGTTCTTAACTTCTACAGTATCAGCAAGAGTGAAGGTACGATTGAACGCACGCTCTGCGATTCCCTTGTAGAAGTAGTATTCGGTAGCCTTATCCATATCGCTGGCATCCTTAGTCTTACCAGCAATGGTTAGCTTACCACCATCGAGAGTCAGCTCGATGTCTGTCTTTGCGAAACCCGCAACCGCCATTTCGATAACATACTTGTTATCATCGACCTTCTTGATATTATATGGGGGATATCCAGGAAGGTTCTTACCGATACCATCCAACTGCGAAGATAGCAGCTTGAATGTCTTGTCGAAACCGACAGAGAATGGATCAAAAGAAGTGAAAGGCGAAGGAAGTTGTGCGTATTCTTTAGTCATTATATTGCCTCCTGTTAAGCAAGGTTGTGTTATGCGACCCCGAGGGCATCACGGTTTTATTTATATCAGTCGTTTGTGCGTTTCTTCCCGATATTATATTTTGCTTCGAGTTTCCACTCAGTTTTTTCTTTGTGTGCTATGATCTTTATCTGGTTTAGAGGAGCAACAATATCGTTTGTTCGTTGAGTATTTACGATATCAATCAGCTCCCATTCGGCGAGCAGATTAGCAATCGTATTACGACGAGCCATATCTTCTTCAGAAAAGTTTGTAGGCTTACCATCAAGAGCAAACAGTTCTTTAAAGTGAACGATATAGTATCGCCCCTGTTTGTGTAGGATATGACACGATTGAAACAGCACCTTATCGCGTCGAGATGCGACCCCGATACGAGTTAATGTTTCTCTAATTTTAAGGAAATCTTCTGCTGATCGTAGCTTAACTTCGACCATATTTTCAACCGATGCATTCATCCTTTTCCACCTTTGTCGAGAGCACTCTCGATCATGGTCAACTGGTCATCGGTTAATACGCGCATAGCTTGTTCCGCTTTAGCACGACCATAGCCAAAATACTCCATGATCATTTCAACGGATGCGTCAGGTTCTTGTTTTTTCCACTTTGCGAACCTTTTACGCTTCCGCAAAGTATTTAGTAAATACTCGTATTGTTGCTTATTATCGAGCTGCGGTCGCAGGTTCATTTCGTTCGCGTAGAGAACAGAATCTTGGTGATAAGAAAGCGAACGATTCGTTAGAAAAGGTTTATATCCTTTTTCTGAAAGCTCGTCGTTCTCAGACCCCCTCATCAGGTTCTTTTTAGAATAGCTGACACTATCAACGTAGGTAAATGGATTACTCATTATAGAGCTCTGGATTATCGAGCGGACCAATCACTTGTATCTTACCTGAACGTATCTTTTTCAAGAATGTTTGCTTACGGCGATTCGCGTCAATTTGTTCGTCACGACAAGGTATGCAACGCTTTTCTGTTTGGTTCTTAACAACAGAATATTTATGATACTTGCTTTTAAGCTCATGATTCGTCTGACCTTCTTTAGTGAGACGATTAGGCGCACGAAGATAAAAGCTCGTGATAGAGTAGAGCTGATTACAATTCACACAAAATTTCACATTAGGTCCAGTCGTACCTTCTATGGTCACGACTTGTCTGTCATTTGTTGGAAGAATAGAGCGAGTTATCACAGGAACGTTGTTAGCGCGATTCATAATATATATCCTTATTCGTCGATAGCCTTAATAGTGATTTCTTTATTGATCAGCGCGATAAGGAGTTCGCGACCAATCTTACGCTCAACCATAGGAATAACGTCTTCCACGATAGAGGTAATAGAAAGCTCGTTAATCATTTCTTGCAACTGGAAATCTCGACCAGCTTGATTTCCACCAGCTCCCTGCCATTTATATGTGCAACCAAACTCTTTCCTATTAGCTTCGTGTAGGATACGTTCAACCTTCAGTGCTTCTTCACAGAAAAGGATACGATAATAGGTTGTATCAGGGTCGAATCCATTCGACTTCAACCATTTTCCAGCCGTATGATTGCTGCTTTTCTTGCCGTAGAACCCAAGTTTCACGCCGTAGATACGATCCTCGACGTTCTTGGACATACCAACATAACCGATTTCCTCATGAATATATTCGTCGACCTGTTGCGTCGATATTTGATACACGCCAGACATCTTAACGCCTGGATGATAAGCACCACGCGAATTCACTGAAGAAATTGGTTGCCACGGAGTTTGTTCTTGGATAAGGGTAGCGAGTTCGTTGATCTTACTCATCACATATTTCCCATAATATCAAAGATAGATTGAGACGCAAGCTTATTATACTTGAATCTCACAGTCACCGGTATCTTTTTATTCCCAGCGAACACCGATGGTTTGGACCAGTCGATAGTCACGTTAGGAAAATTATCAGCCCAGTCTCTAAAGATACCTTCATAACGTTCTGGGGCGATATCTACGTAGTCCTGCGAGTCGTTCGTAGTTGCAAGCCTTTTCAGCTTGACGTAGGCTTTTCCCTCGCGCGCGAGCTGGAGGTAGAAATCCACGTCTTCGAATAAGCCAATACGATCATATCGCGCAGACTTTACTCTATCCGTATAGTGTAACACGAACTTGCTCAAACCACCAGAGTAATCTTTATCCGTATTGGAAAAGGCTCTCGGGTGATCGCTGATCATCGCTAGATTATTGTAGCGAGTGAATAGCTTCATAGCCTTCTTATAGAAAACTGCGAAATCCTCAGCTGTAGCAGGCTTATTCGTGCATACGCCATCTTCGTAGCGTGTGAACGTACAGTCATCATCAACCATCACAAAGAATGGTTGATTAAGCGACACAGCACCATCTAGGATGATCTGTCGCTTTTCTGCGATAGGCTTATCATGTCCCATGAGTACGACGTTAGCCTTAAGAGCATCAGGCAATGAGTCGTAGGTCGTAGTCACTAAGCCACGAGTAGGGATGTAGATAGGGATCACTTGAATTCGCAGTCCATCATGATTTGGGTCATACAGGCGGACATATTGATTTCCTGATCCACCACGAACGCAGCCTTATACTGATAGTCCGCGAGCGCGAGCACGAGCGCGGGAATAGACTCAGGCTTAAGGATAGCACTCGATGCGTCGTAAAGCCTACGGAACAGAACGTTCACGTCCATACTAGCGTTCTGTCCGACCCACTTACGCATATTCTCAAACTCGCGAGCCTTGAGATACTTGACGAGTTCCTTGATTTCTACGTTGTCAACCGACGCAAGAATACCAGCATCAATGTTACCAGAAGTTCCATAACGCTGTAACTCATTGAGAACACGACGCCAATCGGGGAAGTGCTTCATGATAACTTCGGCAACAACCTTCTTATCGTAGGTGACGTTCTCTTGATCCAGGATTCCGCACGCACGTGAGAGGAATTCCTTAGCGAGCGTCGCCTTTTCTTTATTACCAATCTTGAACTCAATTACAGAGCAGCGAGAATGCAAAGGATCGATGATACGATTGATAAAATTACATGTAAGGATAAAACCACAGTTAGACGAGAACTCTTCCATAAAATTGCGAAGAGCAGGTTGAGTGGAATTAGCGTTAAGGTAATCAGACTCATCAAGGATAACATACTTTCTGCCGCCGCCGAACGATACGGTTGCAGCAAAGTTTCGAATATCGTTGCGAAGAGTGTCGATATTTCCATTCATAGATCCGTTGATAATGATATAGTCGGCGTCGATTTCATCAAGCATAGCACGAGCAACAGTAGTCTTACCGACTCCTGCTGTTCCGCTCAGAAGTAGATTAGGAATATTGCCATCGTCTACGAATTTTTGAAACGTGGTCTTTAGGTTATCAGGCAGAACACAATCTGCGATTTTATGAGGACGATACTTTTCAACCCAGAGGAATTCTTCGCGCATCATGGCTCCATATCAAAAGTAGGAAGGGGAGCCGAAGCTCCCCTATATTAGTCACCGTACTTGCTGCCTTGCTCAGTGGCAATCCAGTATTCAACATCCCCAGTCTTCGACTTGAAATGCGAGATTCCCTTAGCAGAAACTCGAACCTCGTACTCGCGATTAAGAATCTTGAGATTATCAATCTTGAAGACCATACGATAGTTCGCCGCAGCTTCACCGACCTCGTACTCGAAAGTGTTTGAACCTTCGTTCTTCGAGTCAAGCGCAGTGAGATAAGCCTTGCCGTTCTTACCAACTAGACCAAGCTCAGGCAATCCAAGCACACCAGCGGCGCGCAATGCACTCTGAAGAGCACCAGCCTCAAGCGTGAAAGAAATCTCCGTAGAAGGAAGGTTGATTTCCTTAGCAGGAGGAGCTTGAATAAGGTCGCTCTTCGCATAACGCAGAGTAGTTCTTGCCTTGCCATTGCTGATAACGACAGACTCGGCACCGAAGTTGAGGTCGGGGTCTTCGAACATAGACACAGTGCTGATGAACTGTGAAAGGTCATAGATAGCGAACTCGGTAGCGATGCTCTCGCTGATATTAGCCTTAGCGAGAACAGTCTTTTGTGGACTGACAGTCTTTTGAACTGAACCAGGCTGAAAGATGAGCGATGGGTTGATCGCTGCAAAGTTCTTTAGGATTTCCGTAGTTTCTTTAGATAGCTTCATCATGTTTACTCCTATCATTCAATAGTATCATAGTTTAGGGAGATCGTCAAGTCACTTCTTACCGATCTTGCGTGGCATAGATGACTCGTCAGCAGTAGCACCAGCGCCAATTTGAGCCAAGTCAATCAACGAACCGCCGAACACATACGCACCAGTATGCTGCAACTTCATCCAAGGACACAACCAAGTTTTCACGTTGATATCCCACATCTTCTGGCAGAACCAATAGTCCTCAGAAAGATAACGCTTGGACTTGGGATCAACTTCAGCCTGGAAGGCCATAAGGATTTCACGAGTGCCATCGAAATGTTCAGTACGAACATGATCGGGAAGATACATATATTGAGGATACGCAGCCTGGAACTTTTCGAATGCGCTGCGCTGAATCATCATAAAGCCTGTTCCACCTTCCAGCACTTCTACTGGCTCGTCGAGTGGGATAGACCCAGTGCCTTCCTTGGGATTGAAGACGTAGTCGCCAACGTACTTCTCAAGATTCTCAGGATTCTTGTCGGCGAAACCCTTATCGACTGCGCGTACGATCTTTTCCCAAGCGATACACTTCTTAGGATATGGGCCGCATACGATTTCCTTATCAGTGCCTTCGGCTGCGATAACAGAAAGCGCGATAACGTCATTAGGGTCGAACCCAATGTCCGAGTCGATGAACATGAGATGCGTGCAATCAGAACGCAAAAATTCGTCCACGAGGTAATTTCGCGCACGAGTGATTAGTGATTCATTGAATAAGTAAAAGAACCTAACATCCATCCCATACTGAGCTGCCATAGAAGACAAATCAGCAGTAGATTTGCAATACTGACCACCACAAACTCCTCCGTACATTGGTGTAGCGATAAAGATTTTGCGCTTTCTTAGTTCTTCAATAGATACCGAAACTTCAAATGTTGACATTATTACTCCAAAGTGATTATGTTATTATATATGCTCACGTTAGAGCATTTCAGCTGTTTCAGCCTGCTTTTTTTTCCAGCGAATGACGGCTTGCTGATGCTTGAGTCGACGCTTGATAGAAGGCTTAGTGTAATGTTCACGTTCAGCAAGATCCCGCATAAGGTTCTCACGCTGAACTTTCTTTTTCAAAATGCGCAAAGCACCGTTCACATCATTATTGCGAACAGTGACAGAAATACCCTTGAGATGCTCCCAAGGCTCACGATTATCAGTAGCCAATTATAAACTCCATTGAAAAGATAGGAGGGGAATCACTTCCCCTCCCTTATATAGTATCAAGCAGCGCGGCTGTCGAATACTGCACCACCGAGAATGGCATAAGCAGCAGCAACCATCTTGCGCGAAGGCTTACCAAGACGATACTTAGAAACGGTCTCACCCTTTGAGTTCTTGCGCTCATTGAGATAAATCGCATGACCCTGCTCGCGAAGCGAACGGACAACCTCATGAGGATTGCCAGCGCCAAAGCGATGACGGATCTGAGCAACAGAAAGTTCCTCACCATTACGGAGAGCAGCGAGAAGCGAATCAGTCTTAGTCATATTATATACTCCAGTTTCAGTTAGGTTAGATTATAGTCTCAGAAAGCGATTTCCTGAGAATTCTCCGCAGTGGTGGCTGCAGGAGTTTCGGTGACGGGATTGATCGTAGGATCAACCTTGGTATAGAGGTCCAAGAAAGCAGTCTTGGTCTCTTCGTCGAAACGGTTAATGCACAGGCGAATAGCTTTCTGGCGGTCGCCGATCATGCGGAACGTCTGTGCGATATGGACAAGACGGCGAGTAGAAATCAACTCGTCGATAGCGCCCTCGGTGAAAGTCTTGCGAATGATATCTGACCAGACAGTCAGGTGCTCAACGAATGACTTATCATCTTCAGTCATTGTACCGTCATTGAGATAGTTTGTCAAGATCTTTTTCTCAACAACGGGAGTAGGATACTCCTGCTCGATGGTGATGGGAAAACGCTCGAGCCATGCATCGTCAAGCATAGTAGCAGCGACATAACGTCCGTCGTCAGAACCACGACCCTTCGTGTTGGCGGTGACCATGATATTGAAACCATCGGCAGGCGTAACGATTTCGCCAGTTTTCTTCATGTAGTAAGGCTTGCCTTCGAGGATACCCTGAAGACACATAGCCTTGCCTGGATCAGCGCGATCGGCTTCGTCAATCAGCAGAAGCGCACCGAGTTCCATAGCACGAAGCACCGGACCCTTCATGAACTTCGTTTCGCCTTCGACGAGGCGGAAACCGCCAATCAAATCGTCTTCGTCAGTCTCGCGAGACATCTGGACACGAATCATCGCACGCTTAGCCTTAGAGCAAGCTTGCTCGACCATGAACGTCTTGCCGTTACCAGAGTGACCAGAAATGAACACGGGAAAGAACTTGCCAGATGCAATGATCTTTTCAATCATCTTGAACTCGCCGAAAGGCACATAGTTCTTGTCTTTGCCAGGAACCTTAGCATACTCATGCTCGGAAACGGCGTTGGGATTGAACGTCTTGGTCACAAGAGTATCTTTACGAATCGGCACAATATCAGCAGCCATAGCAACCATAGAAATTTCCTGAGCAACAGGAGCAGGAGCAGCAGTAGCAGTTTCATTGGCGGGAAGCTTATAGAGCGCACGACCAGCACGATACTCCGCCTTGAAAATCCAGCCATGATCGGCATTGGAAAACTTGTTAGCTTTAGCGAAATCGGACAGGTCGCGCGCAGCAACAACTGCCTGATCGCCGAAGCGGACAGTAGCGGCTTCGAGGAACTTGGACTGATTAGCCTTCAACATTCGATTCACCTTTCATCATCATATAACTTATAATACCACGTTGAGCGGTAGTTGTCAAGAGCGAATTCTTTCAATGATCGGCTTGCCAACAAGCCCATTGAGCGTCAAGAGCTGGCGCATGAATTCGAAAGCGTCTCTCATGTAACGAAACGTGGCTGCCTCATCAATGAGCAGTTTGTCTTCGCGCTTGAGCGTATACGATACCTTGAACATGCCTTTCCCCTTTCCTATCATTAGCATAGTATATAGGTTTGGCGGGGAAATGTCAAGAGCGTTTTCCCCGCCAATTCTTGTCAGACAGCGATCTTTTCGATGAAACGACCTAATACCGCACGAGAAGCTCCACGCTTGTTTTGGGCGGAGATAAACGCCCGAGCAAGCTGACCTTTCTTGAGGTCTTGAGCCGCATCAAACTTGGCTTGTTGTGCTTGGAGATTCTTGCCTCCCTGGATAAGGTAGAACTCATCGAAGTTCAACATCTTGGGCACAACAGCCGCTTTTTCCTTCTTGAATTGCGACTGCATCTTGTCGTTTTCAGCAGCGCCCTTGACGTAGCGATAAGCGACATGGCGCAAATCGTACGCACCACCAATGATATAGAACCCTACGAACGTGGCGTCTTGTGACTGACGCACGATACGCGCATACATTCCGGTGATATCGCTTTGATCAGGGAAGTTGATCGTAGTCTGCATCTTGGATTCCTCGTCGATGAAGATACGAGTCACGTTGGTCCTATTGCCAGCGTATGAGTTAACAGGCGAGTGATAGATACCTCCCCTTTCCATCTTGTAATACTGAGGACAGTTACTCTCACCATCGGTGATGCATACAAAGTTCATAATCTGAATATTCTTTTCCTTACGGAATTTCTTAAGCAGATCACGAGACACGAGGATAGCATCGTTGAGCGGCGTACCTCCAAGCTTGAAATATCCCATATCATAGCCAGGGCGGAGCAGACCGCTCAGCAAACGATACGGACTATCGTAGCCATTCCTAGAAGGAAAATCGTCTCCGTCATTGTAGACGTAGCGAGAAGCAGTCACAAGCAACGTGCCAACCATCGTGTTGAAATCCTTGAGGTTCATTCCCTCATTGAACAACTCGACGAGGTCAAACTCGTTGTCTGGGCATACGAAGTCTTTCTGGAGACGATTTGCGATACGCGCACGCAAGTTATTCTTAGTCGTGTTACGATCGTACAGATTAAAGCCAGCAGTTTCCGACATCGTACTAGTAAAGCCATAGATACGGTGAGGAATACCGACACGACGACAGAACATAGTCAGGCAGATCAGCTGATCCATAGCACCACGATAGTTGGACTGCATCGAGCCAGACATATCGAGGATAACAACCAGACCATGATTCTTGCCATCAGGTACGATATTGAGACGACGGAACACATCATCGTTGAACTTATACGAGTGAATCTTGTTCGTGTCGATAGTGCCGGTCTTGCTCTGCTTCGTGCGGCTATACGCCTTAGCAGCTTTCTTCATCTCGAACTCCTTCACCATATAGTTAATGGCGGAGCTGTTCTCGACGCGGAACTTGTTCAGCAGATGCGTACGATACGACACAAGAACCGCAGGCTTAACTGCCTGAGCGAAATCACGGTCGATAAGCTTAAGAAGCTGCTTATAGCCCACAACGAACTCTTCGTGGGTCAAGTCCTTGGGATAATACAGATACTTGAACTCGCGCCCAGAAAGAGAAGCATCAAGCAACTCTTCCATGCGATCGTTCATAGCTTTATCAGTCTTAGCTTCTGCTGGACCGTCGAGCGGCGTAGAGTTGCCGCCTTCTTTCCCAGATGAACTGCCGTCTTCGTTGTCGCCTTCCTCGTCTTCTTCCTCAGACTCATCGGAGTCAGCGCCTTCATCGCCTGGCTCACCGTCTTCGGAATCATCAGAGTCATCATCGAAATCGTCAGACTCGTCGCCTTCACCATCCTCGCTGTCATCTTTACGAGTGGATACGTCGCGCATATCTTCGTCGTCTTTTTCTTTCTTCAGTTTGGCATAAGCGAGCAGATCTTCTGCGAGCTTAACCGCATCATCGAAAGTGATAGTCTGCTCGGCGCGGCGCACGAACTCGCGCTCTTCCTCAGTGAACTTGATACGCATACGAGTACCAAGCTTGAAGTAGAGGTTGATACGATCAATGAGCGCAAGGTCTTCGATATCGTCGTTCTTGACGTTAAAGAAATCCTGCTGATGCAACCAGTCATAGCCCTCGATGAAATCGCGACGCGAGCCGGGAAATTTCGCCTTGATCTTGCGTTCGATACGAGCGTCCTCAACGATATTGAGGTAGCCCTGGAACGTACGACCGGCTCGCTTAGACTCGCTTTCTTCTGCGACCTTGTCGATAGCGCCTTTCCAACCATCAGGAGGAGTCTCGAGCGCGTGACCGACCTCATGTAGGACGAGCATGTGATACAGAGTCTCGGTCATCTCTTTCCACATAGGAAGCGCCAGCACACGATTCTTCACATCGAAATATGCGGTCTTGATAGGCTTATGCTCGACCATGATATTCTCAGCAGCCAGCAACTTAGCCAGCTTGTCGAGCGCGCCACCAGGCGTTACGAGCTTAACGTCAGCCATATGAAATCTCCTTTATCATTTACTAATGATACCAGGCGCTGCGTCGGTTGTCAAGACGGATCTTTCGCCATGTTATTATATAGGAGCAAACACAGCACGCCAACGGCAACATAGGCGTTTGTACCGAGCCCAATGCACGTGATGCCAGCGATAAGGCATATCAGCTGCATAGCCATTGCGCCAAGAATCTTGACGACTTCCATATTATCTTTCATTATGCGTTCTCCAGAATGAGATTGATTTGGTCGTTGAACACCATGATAAGCTCACGCTTCGCACCGAACACGAAAATCGGCTCGTCGAGCTCGACGGTGTGCTTTACCTCGCCGCCGTAGCAGACGCGGCTTTCGACTACTGTGCCGGTGAACGGATAGTCACCCATATAGCGACCTTCGACACGGGCTCCTTCGATGTGCCAAGAGTTAGTCATTTTCAGTTCTCCAGAGAAAAGGCGCAAGGCGGGATACGACGGTTCAGGCGAATGATCTTGCCTGAAAGCTGGCTAAGTCGGTCCTGAAGAGTAGCACGATGACCGCCAAGGTCAGCGCCGCTCTTGAGAAGCATTTGGAGGCTTACCGCTTCGCGGACGAGCTGGTCCTTCTTGATGAATTTCTTGGCGTGTTCGGCTGGAACCTGAAAAGGGCGGTCGTTGAGCATGACCTTGACGAATCCTGGACGAAGCATATTATTGACCTTTCTGGTTCTGGAAACGCTCACAGACTCGGGCGAGGTATTCCCCGGCGTTGTCTAAAAGCAGAGCTTGAGTCAGAATCCCGTCGACTCCAACGGCCGCTTGGGTGCGACGGTTGATTTCCTCACATACGCAAATGAGGGTGTAGCCGTCGGTGGCGGGGTAGCGGGTGAGGAACTGGGCTACTAGAGGGGTTACTAGAGACATTTGGGCTCCTGGGTTAAAGGGTTATCATACCCTATTCTACCGCTGTTAGGGCTAATTGTCAAGCCCCTTTGGCGACCTTTTTCGTCACCCGAGCGATATATTTCGTCTTCCGCAGACCCTGAGCTACGGCGGCAGGCGCAATAGTCACGGTCGCGTTGGCGAGGTACGCCGCAATAGCAGCGTTCAAGTTGACGTTGGTGGGCTTAACGGTAGTGGCCATGAGCTAGCTCCTTTGAATCACTATGGCCATTCTATACCCGTATTAGCCGATTGTCAAGGCCCTAAAATGCAAAAAGCGCCCAAAAGGGGCGCTTTTTTTGTAACACAGTCTGTTACCTTCCTACGTTTTTCAGATACTTTTCCCTAGCCTCTGCCCAGTCCAAGCGTCCCATATCGTCATAATATAGGGGTTCGGCGCTCACCCGTCCGCTGGCGCTTAGGTTGGCTATGCGTTTCGCCGCATACTTTTTCCATACGCCTGTGAGGTAGCCGACGTCTGACGAGAAAGCTGGAACCAGAGCGCTCTCAGGAATTTCGTCACGAAGGAACTCGCTGGAGTTGGTGAAAAGAGACGAGTAGTAGATTCCTCGATCGTGGTTGCTAGTCGCAAGCTTGAGGCTGATCTTCAGAGCGCTATAGATTTTTAGCTGCAATCGGTTGAGTCGGTCGCGTACTCCTTGACGACCCTTCGTCTTTTCCTCGATCATATATTGGAAATATGTTTCAGGGTGAGTTGCGTGCATCCACTCATATGCCATCTTGCGAGTAGCGATGGACATGCGATAGGGAGATTTTCCTGTGGAGTATCCCATTTTTTTCCAGTGCTTGAGATTGTCGTATTGTGACATCCCGTGTCCACCTTTGTCCTTACCGTATAGCGAGGTCGTGGTCACTCCCGCGAGGCGCGACCCATATAGCTCTTTCCATTTGTCCTGGACCACGTCTGATAGACACAGAAGCGCAAGCAGCTTGCCTCCTACGAAATTGTAGCCGAACGGTTGAACAGGAACAATAGTCGAACAGACTGCCGTGTGCTTGATACGTTGCTCGTTCGTGCGCTGCTCGCGTGTCCAACCAATCACATTATCACGCGGAGCAAGGTCGAGGAAATCACTAGCGATAGCAACCACACCTAGATATTTCTTGGTGGTCTTGTCGCGCACTAGGAAACTCATTCCTCGACCCACAGAACCAGAGTGCTGCTGCGTGTGAATCATAATACGCAGCACCGCCCAGTGCTCCTTGATATCTTGATTTTCTTTATCACCGATATAGATTAGCTCGGGGTCAATAGACTCGTAGTCTGTTCCGTCCCACATCATCGACTTGACTTGAGGAATCAGAATCGCATCCTGTGAATTGACATAGGCATATTCATCAAACAGAACACTCTTGTGCATAGGATAAATGTTGTTGACTTCTTCCCACTTTTGCCACAGCACATACTCTTCCGTCGATATCTCGCGGAATCTACTCAGCTCATCAAGTATGGTTCTGCGAAGCGTGTCCGTATCGTGATGAACGAACGTTTGCTTTTTAAGCCAATCAGAATAAGGTGTTGATTGTTGGTTTCCAAGAATGTTCATCATGACCCATCAATGTGGCTAATATCCTAGCTCGTTTGCTTGGTCCCGTACAGCCACTCTGTAAGAACCCAGTTCGTCTAGAATCATTATAGTTTATTTCGCTGTGGTCGTCAAACTGATCGGCAGTCAAATCGACGACCTGACCATCAGTACGGCGCAGAAACCAATGCTTTATCCCTGGCGTACTAGGAATGTTGGTTGTGCGAATATCCCATTCGCTACCAGCAGTGAACACATACCAATAGATATATTCGCAAACTGTGTAGCAGTAGTTGATAGATGGGAACTCTGGTTTCCACATATCTTTCATACGCTGATCGTGGAGATGTTCTTTTCCCATGAGCCGCAGACATGAGTGGAGCTTATCCTTACTCACGCCCGCGACCGCGAACATTTCATCCAGCAGTTTGTTTTCTATTCGCAACCCTACGGTCCATCTTTTTCTTGAAATTTTGAGCTTGTTCAATATGAAACCGATTAGCTCTCTGTTGATAAGTGATCCCGTTAATATGGTCGTACTCATGTTGGAATACGCGAGCGGTGTATCCTTCATAAGGAGTAGTTCCTGCTTCTCCATCCCATCCACGATAACGAGCACGGATACGTCGAGACCTCTTAATCTTTATGAACATACCAGGATATGAAGCACAACCTTCTTCGTATGTAACCTTTTCATTTTCATAATCTACGATGATAGGATTAAACACACCAATAACACTTGCTGGATCCCCAGGATTACCGATAACGAACACGCGAGTCATAATACCAAGCTGAGGAGCTGCAAGACCCACGCACTTATTTTCAATCATCTTATCGCGAAGGAGTTCATACAGCTCTTTCGCTTGCATGATAGTTCCGTTTTCAAGAGTCACTCCAGTTTCAAAATTGAACTCTGGGCAAATTTCATTAAGTCTTGGGTCTGTACCTTTAATCAATTCCATTAGACTATCCTACTGAAGTTTTTTTGTTTAGCAAAGCGCAGCACATTGCTGAACTTATCGTTGAGAACGTCGCCTTTATGTGATATCACAAAGATATTAGTTTCTTCCATATCATGGATGAGCTTTAAGAACTCATCACAACCATTAGCATCCAGCGAAGCATCAAACACTTCATCAAGAATCAGAAGATTTGTGCTGGCGCTATTTTTCATGCGAGCAATTGCGCGCCACGTGAACAGAAGCGATAAGTCGATACGCATCTTTTCACCTTCACTGAATGACTCATATGTGAAATCATCACGATGACGCGAAAGTATCTTTTCCTCGAACTGTTCGTTGAGTTCGAACTTCACGAAGAAATCCATAGCTGCTAGATATTTATTGACTAGCGTATTTATGACAGGTATATACTGCTTGATGATGCGAGACTTGATTCCACTATCGCGTAGGATAACTGTAGCCAGCTCATACATTTCCTTATCAGTAAGAATCTGCTCTTTCGAGCTGAGCGCTTTATCTAACTCAAGTTTGGATGAAAGAATCGCGGATTCGGTAAAGGTTCCCTGCGTTTTGTTAAGGTCGCTGATTTCTTTGTTCCAAATAGCGATTTCTTTTTGATAGGACTCAATTGAGGATTGAAAACGATTCGTTTCAGTTTGTAACCTTCTAATATCAGCCTGAATCCCTCGGATCTCACTGTGACGATGCTCTGCTTTCCTATGTTCATCCTCAAGTCTGGTAAGCGCCGTTTTAATTTCTTCAATGGAACTTTTCTTTTCATCGATCTTCGACTTTCTAATGGTTTCCTCAATGAGCTGTGCGCAAGTAGGGCACTCATTGTTTTCCGTGAAGAACTTGATTGATTTATTAGCATTGCTTTTCTTGCTCTCAAGATTTTGCTCTAGCGATACTATCTTATGAATGCGACCTACGATAGCATCATAGTCGGCACATTGTTCTAGTAGATTATTGATTTCTTCTTGATATTCTTCGATGCGTGAATTACACACATTCAAATTTTCTTCGTTCCGTGCGATACTTACGTTATAGTCTGCGATTTTGCTTTCGCGTTGCTCATCGATTTCAGCACGAAGTTTTTCTTGTGTCTTAATAGCATCCTGAGCATAACGGATAGCTTGCTCGTTGAGCTTATACTCTTCACGATTAGTTGCTACACGATCCTTGAGCAGTAGAGCCATCGAGGAAAAGACGCGGATATCTAACAGATCCTCGATGACTTCACGCCTTACGTTTGTTGTCAGTTGCATGAACGGAACAAACGAAGATGATCCCAGGATAACTATCTGGGTGAAAGATTTCATGCTGAGCTTGAGAATATTCTTTTCGAGCATTTCCTGATAGTCGCGCACGGCAGCTTCTTGGTCTATCAGAACGCCGTCTTCAAGAATCTCAAACACATTAGGCTTGATGCCGCGCCGCACAAGATAACTATGATCATGCGTACGAAACTCAATCTCGACGACTACGTCACGTCCGTTGACCGAGTTAATCAGCTGATCTTTCTTAACCTTACGGAATGGTTTCCCGTAGAGCCCATAACAGATTGCGTCTAGCATCGTAGACTTACCCGCACCGTTTTCACCAACGATAAGAGTAGAGTCATTTTTGTCGAGCTGGATTTCAGTGAATGCGTTGCCAGTAGAAAGGAAATTCTTCCAACGGACTTTGGTAAAGTGAATCATTAGACTTCCATATTCAATGCTTCATTATATAATGAACGCATCAGTTTGTCAAGATCATCATTGTTCACGTTAGACTCAATTGACTTAATGTAAGATGATAGGATAGTCAGCGTATCTTGGGCTTCATCGACTAGGTCAGCTTCGCTGATAGTATCCATATTGCGATGATCTTCAACGATGGTGACTTCAAGCGGAGCAGCTTCGTATAGCTTAGAAGTGAACAAATCAAAGTTCATAGGATTATCTTTGTTCGACACAATGAGCTTAACATAAGCTCCCGAATACTTAGCCCAGTCACGGTCGAGCAATTCTTCGGTCGTAGAGTTCTTATCGTTGTACCATAGCTTACGAAACATACGATATGGATTTTCTATGAACGCCAGTTCACGAGTTTCCGTATCAAGGATATGGAATCCTTTAGGGTCATCGTAGTCGCTCCAAGTAAATTCAGCATGGCTACCAAGGTAATGAATGTTCCCAGCAGAAGACCTGTGATGATAGTGACCGCTAAGGACCATATCAAACCTACCGAAAAGACTACGATCGTCTCCATGACTGACCGGACTACCTCGATACATTTCGAAACCCGCAAGCTCAAGATGCCCCATACAGATTTGAGCATTAGTTGATCCTATCTGTTGCAGAATGATATCTCTGTTCTCATCACATATCCATGGCAGCATCATTATTTTTGTGCCATCAAACTCTACAACTTTAGCATATTCATCGTAGATCTTAAAGTCGGAATACTTATCTACGAGCAGCTCTTGAAGAACGTTAACACTATTCGTGTTCTTGAAATATGTGTCGTGATTGCCTACTAGGATATGGAAATCTAAACTCCTGTCTCGGATAGGGTCGAGAAAATCTGTACGCAAGCGTTTAGCTGTGTTGATGTTAAGATATTTACGGCGGTCAACCAAATCCCCGAGATGGATAATAGTGTCAATGCTATTAGTATTGAGATACGGAAAGAAAATGTCATCAAGAAACTTCTTATTGTTATCAAGGAATGCTATCTGGTCATTACGCACGCCCCAGTGCGTATCAGTAATCAAAGCGATTTTCATTATTCAGCCTTAGTTTCAACTACCTCTGCAGGTTTCTTGCCTCGTCTGATATTTTTTGTTGTTTCAAAATCCAACATAAACTTTTCCATCTGCTCCTGCGACCATTCACCATACTTGATATCAGTGTCGTAGTTGGTTTTATCACCTGCTTGGATATCAGAAGTTTCTCCCATCATGTTAGCATACTCAATCGCTGCATACTTAGTATACAGATGTTTCTTTTCTTTCTGGATACGACGAATGAAAGCGAAATAGATAATTTGAGTGAAGTATGCGAATGGGTTCTGATATTTGTCCGGATTAAAATTATTGATATAGAGCAAACAGTTTTCGATTCCATCAGAAATCATTTCTTCGCGGAACGTATAGTTAGCGAAGTTCGGGCGATAAGCCAAATGTGTAGCAATCTTCATGATGCACTCACCAATATAGTTGGGAATGCGTGGATTCTGCTTACCAGCTTCTTTAGCTTCATTAACGGATTTCTTATACTCGACCATAGCCGCGTACAGTTCTTTATTGTTAACGTAATGCGTCTTTTTCTTTGGAGGTTTAACTGATTCGGTCATTAGTGAATGGATCCTGTCGGACTACTATTAGCGATACGTTGAATAGCTTGCATCATAAGCATTTGTCTAATCTTTTCAGCTTGCTCTTGGCGTTCTTTTTGAGCTTGCTGATCAATCGTATTTAAATATTTACTAGCAACTATATCATCCACTAGCATATATGTCAAGACGTTTTTCTTATCAAGACAAATGGTCTGTTCCATTAAGCTTTCGAATGGAATCCAACGCATGATAGCCGTAGTTACAGTCATTGTTGCAGGCGTTTGCATTATTTCGACGCGATAAGGTTGTGTCACATATAGGAAATCGGGTTCATCACCTACTAACGTACATAGTAGGTCTTCGCCGCTATACATCTTCAGAAAATAAACTTCGCCCTGATCCATTGTCACTCCTTAGCTTGATAGTGTGAAGTTCGTATGGGAATTCTTCACTGTTGTACATTTTGACTCGTTCAATAAGATGATTCAACGTGAAATTTTTCTTATTGTTAATAGAAAGATTATCAGCTATATCAAATAGAGTCACACTATCTTTCGTGTCAGAAATTCTAAGACCACGACCTACAGATTGCATCGTGCGCACGCGGCTTTTAGTTGGGCTAGCAAATATCACGTTATGAAGGTTCTTGATATTTATGCCTGTGCTAAATGTGCCGTAGGACGCAACGATGATAGCGTCATTTTGTTTCTCAACTATACCACGGATAGCTTCACGTTCTTCACCATCTACTCCACCATGAACGAAAAACACATCGCGGTTATCTGCCTTATCACGGATCATGTCATATAAAATTTTTCCATGAGTTTCAACGTAGGCATACAGAATTAGTGTATTCCCCCTGAGAGATACAGCAAGATTACGAATGAATTTATTGCGAGGTTCAAAAGAAATAATGTGCTTAACTTCATCCTGATACGCTCCACCTACTAGTTTCTTGCATTCTTCGACAGGATGATTAAGCATAAGTACCTTGACTTTAAGCGTCGCAAGTTTGCCACTATCAATGAGTTCTTTTGTGCTGATAATCTTTTCAGCAGGACCAAACAGTCCTGTAAGCACTAGCTCATTAACTTGACTACCATCTAGCGTTCCTGTCAGACCAAAACGATATTTCGTATTGACCATATTCGTCATGACTTTCGTCAGCGACTGCGCTTTGAACAGATGCGCTTCGTCTCCGATGATTACGTCAAACGATTCGAAAAATGCTTTATCCATTTCGTAAACCGATTGCCAGGTTGAGATAACAATTGGTTTATCTGTTTGTTTAGTTTGTCCTCCAAAGATTCGGTGAACGAACTCATCAGATACATAACCATAGTCGGCAAAATCAGAATACAGCTGATGCACCAAAGAAATAGTTGGCACAACAATAAGAGTACGGGAATCATAGTACCTCGTCAACGCATAAATAATGAGAGACTTACCAGAAGCAGTAGGGGAAACCAGAACACAGCGTCTATTCCTAACCGCAACAGCGAATGCGCGTAATTGATGATCATGGGCTTCGAACGGGAGACCCAGTGATAATGTAAATTCTTTAGCTTCAGCAAGTGAAAACTCCTCAGTTTCATTGAGCTCGCTCGCGATACTATAATCGAAATCAAGATCTTGACACAACTTTTGAATATCTTTAGCGAGTCCAGCATATGTTTGGTTGTTACGCGAGTTAAGTAGACGGATCTTACCATCCCACACACGCGACTTAAACTTAGGAGAAAATTTAGCTCCAGGCACTTCGAACGTGAGATAATCAGCAATCTCACGCACCATACCTTCGTTACCTTCGATACGGATCCAAGCTTCATTCACTTTAGTGATTATGATGTCAGAACCCATTCGTAAACTTTCTCCATTCAATAGCAGACTTAATATCGTAGCCTCTTTTGTGAATACATTTCATGATTTCCATAATGACTTCGACTTTTTCTTCAAGCAATGCGATACGCTCGTCGATACGCACCAACTCACCGTCAGCGTCGATATAGTTATTGACTTCGTTCTTTAATACCTTATTAAGAAAAGGCGGACGATTGATACGTTCTAAGTCGTCAGGATTATTTAGATTGCCTAGATAATATTCGCGTAGAGTATTAAAATGTGCTTTTTTCTTAATCATCGCACTACGAAGCTGACTGCGCGTTTCGCTCAGCAAACGATTATATTTGGCGTGAAGGGATGAGATTGCTAGGGAATTAACGTCTAATGCCAAGTCATCGTATTTGGCATCTTTTTCCCACATATCGTAGATATCTTCTAGTTTCATATTGTAATAGTACCATAATGTGAACTTATTGTCAAGATAGAATTACAGTCTTGACGAATGACGATATATACGATATAATATGAGTGTTACTCAGGGGTCATATTACTCTTCGATTTCGTATCTACGGTAACGAAACGTGACTGAAGCTTCAAGATATTCTACAGTTGTGTTCATAGAATCGAAAGAAAGTTCGGTAAGATTTGTTGGGAAACAGTCTCTGAAAAACACATTCTTATTCATGTTTTTATTGCTAGTGAGTATTGACAGAACGCCATCTGATACGAAATTCACCATAGCAGTTAATGGGCGAAATCCTACTTGTTCATTACGAATTTGTCTAGCAAGTTTAGTTGTTTGAGATAAATCTTCTGGATGTCCCATTCCTTCAATCCACTTTTGAATTTCAAGATAGTTCTGAAGATTTTCATCCACACGAAATCTAATAATCAATGGATCGTATGTTATACGATCACCAGGGCGTGGAATAGAAGCAAGTGGAGTAGGGCTTTCTATAGCACCAATAGAAACTGCAGGAAGTGCAACTCCTTGACAGAAATAGTTGATATTCGGTAATCTCTTGATAGAGAATCGAAAACTGTTTTGACTAAGAAAATTGATATTTTCTGGATGGGAATCTATTGCGCTCATATACCTATTTAGTAAAGAAAAAGGGGAGCATTTCTGCTCCCCAGTTTGCGGCTTGAAACCGTCTTATATTGCCCCGCCTTTGAATCAGCGGGGTTTTGATTACATAAGGTTTGTAACCTGCACGAAGCGATAGTACACGTTGTAACCCTTGGTGTTTGGAGCACCGATAGCACCGTCGGCAGAAGATGTTGCGAATGGGTTTGCAACCATTCCGTAACGTGTCTTAAAGCCGATCTTTGGCTGGAACGAATCCTGACCAATAGCACGAACCATCTGTAGAGGAACGTATGGGCAATAGAACAGACCAGCGTCGAACGCTGAAGAGCCCTTATAGCCTAGGGTGAAATACTGTGAACCTGAAGCAGAAGCGAAGTATGGGTCGATATAGACCTTGATACGTCCGTTAAGCACACCAGCGAAAGTATTTCCTGTGTCGTCTACGTTTAGATTGTTAGCAAGAGCTGGGGTGTAATCAAGAACACCAGCCATCTGCATAGCAGCAGCAACGTCAGATCCGCAGATCATGATGTTACCCTTACCACGACGAGTTGCCTTAGCAATCTGGTTAGATTCGCGTTCGATCTGGAATAGAAGACCCTTGAACTTTTCTACCATCCAACGACCGTTTGAGTCAACGTCTAGGTTGAACGTACCAGCAGTTGTTACGTTTTCCTGAGCGCCGGCAGAAGCGGTATAGTTGATTGTACGAACAACTTCACGGTTGATTTCCGAAAGGATTTCAGCAGCGAGGATGTTTGAAAGTTCAGTTTCAGCGTCAAGACCATGAATTGCCTTCAAGTCCTGTGCAAGTTCCATTGTGTATTCGGCCTTGAGAGCGCGGCTAACTGCGGTAACAGCAACCTTCTCAATGCTGAATGCCATTTCCTGGAACTGTCCACCAGAAGCAGTTCCGTCACCTAGACGTTCTGCTTGGCTACGAGACATACCAGTTGAAACGGTATAGGAACCAGTTGTAGCAGCTGAAGTACGACCAGTTGGATCAGCACCCGACTGAGTACGACCAGTTGTGGTGTTACCTACAACACGACGTGAAGCAGTATTACCAACAGCAGAACCAGAGAAGGTTGTGTTTGCTTCGTTGAATAGAGCTTCTGTGCCAGTCTGGTCAGTATAACGTGAACGCATTGCGAAGATAAGTCCTGTTGGACCAGTCATTGGCTGAACGCCGCAGATATCATACGCAATTAGGTTAGGCATAGAACGACGAACCAATGAAATAAGCACTGGGTCGAATGTGTCGATAGAACCGTCACCAGCAGTAGATGACGAAGCACCCATTGCGTTGGTTGGAGCAGCTTCGCCCAAGAGACCTGGAGCACGATAACCGCCTGAACCGAAACCATCTTCACGAGCAGCTCTTTCCTGATTTTCAAGAAGCTGAGCAACTACGCTACGCTTGTGGACGTCCTTGATTGGAGCCAGATCAGGATGTTCCATAACTGGCTGCCACTTTTTCTGAATTTGCTCATTCAGAGATTGCATTTGAATTTCTCCTTAAATAAAAATTACTTTTTGATACCGCGAGTGATCGCGTTCATGTAGGCAGCCATTTCAACTGGAACCTGCTTTTCAGTGACTTCGTCACCCACTGGTTCCTCATCGAGAGTTACGCTTTCGGACAAAGTCCCGGCCGAAGACTTTGAAGGGAAGTAACTCTCACGAAGAGTCCCAATCTTCTTCGCGTACGTCTTAACGTCTTCGAAGTCGACGGACTCAGAAAGTGACTGCAGCTTTGCAACTTGCGTATCTGTCAGGCCTTCTGAAACTTCTGCGAACGCAAATGCGCGTTCGAATTCTTTAATTTGAGCAGTAAGCTCAACGTTCTTTTCGATTTCCTCGTTGATAGCAGCTTCAAGAACTTCAACCTGACCGGCTAGTTCTTCTGTTACTGCAACTGCTTCGTCTGGAATGTCGATATAGTGTTCTTCGAATAGACCCTTAAGACCAGACATAAATGACTCAACGATTTCTGCCTTAAGACCACGCTCGATAGCAACAGCGTTATTTTCCATCCACTGCTCAACAACATAGTCGAGATATGAATCAACACGCTCTACGAGACCTTCGCTGACAGTTGATATTTCTTCTGTTAATGAATCTTCGAACTTATTTTCTAGTGATTCGATTTGCTCATTAACCTTAGCAAGAACAGCAGCTGTGTAAACTTCTGCAGCCTTATTAATGAAATCTTCGGAAACTTCTGTACCAGCAAAGATTGCCTTGATGTCGTCAGAAATTTCGATATCTGAAACAGTCATACGGGGAAGCTTTTCTTCACCGATTGAACGATTCTTTGGATTAACAGATGAACCCTGCATAGGATTCGAAGAGTCACCCTTGAACTTATCATACATAGAAGACACTTCGGCTTTCTTCATTCCCGAAAGAGCACCAATCATAGAGTTGATCATGCCTACCTTAGTGTATGGCTTAATGCCTGAACCCTGAGTTGGGTTGGATGCATCACCTGTATTCTGAGTACCACCTGGAATAGAGGCACGAACTCCAGTAGGTTCAGCGACCTCAGCTTCAACGCCGTAGCTCGCTTTCTTTGCTTCTTGCATGTCGAGCTTTTCGACATTTGTGTCCTGAACTGACATATTATTATTCTCCCTCAGGGTTTGTAGAAGATACTTCTAGTTTATTTATAAAAACGACATTATTTAGATTTTGTTTAGCCAACGACTAAAGGCGTTAAGTAAAACAGTCTCGCGATCTGCTGCGCTAACATATGCCTTTTCGATTTCTTCTTTGATTTCTTCGACATCCTTTTCTACAAGGATACCGTTATTCCAAGCCCATTCTTTACCTTCCATGATCCCGTGCGCGAGCGCGTGAGGAGCAGAGGGGTCGGCAACGATATCAGCAGCAGTAGCCAAATAGAAATCATTTTGAACTTCCATGATTCCATTCTTTTTAACGAGACTACCCATGCCTCTTGAAGAGAAGCCGAGCTTGGCTCCTTCTTTCATAAGGTTCTTTACGATATTTCCGTACGGAGTATCCATGATCTTAACCTTGCCGATGAAGTTATCTCCATCCTGACGAAGTTCTTTAATCATGTGTGATACACGTTCTAGGTTGATAGTAGGTCCTGTTGGATGACCTAATTCTCCATATGCACGATTTTGTTCTACGAAATCGCGATTATAACGAGAAACTTCTTTCGCAAGTATAGTTGTAGGATATACTCTACCATTCTTATTCTGAAGATTACCCTGCATCAGGATACCTTCAAGAAAGAAATTCTTTTCACCTGTTACTTCATTAGCTTCTGTAATGACTTTTAGTTCTTCATGAACTTCACAGATGAGTTTCATTAGTATCCCGAGCCTCCTGTAATAGCAGTGGTCTTATGGACTTTAAGAATAAGAGTAGAAGGACCAGAACCTGTTTTTGTTACTACGATATTGGCTGATGGGTTTCCACCTTCCATGTCGATAAGACGAGAGTCTGACATATCGAAAACATGCTGACCATCAGAAAGAACAAGAACAGTATTAGCACCACGCTTTACTGTCCAAAATGCGTTATTACCAATAGACCATTCAGCAGAAACAATATTCATAGAACGAACTGTTTCTCCTGCTGAGTTTGCTCCAATTCCTGCAGTAGCAGAATTCAAACTGATGTAACCACCAGAATGAAACTTGGCAATAAACCAACCACCCTTAACGTGTCTATTTACAATACCTTCAGCCATTTCTTATTCTTCCTCATATGTTGCAACGACGAAGTCTAAGATTCGTTCAAACGATTCTGCGCTTTCGTTGACGGCTGTATGGAAAATTTCTTGATTGTCAGGGCTTAGTTGTTCGAACACATCTTGAATCGCCTGATAAGTATCTTCGTTAATCGTAGCTGAATCACCGTTCATGAAACCAATGAAAATGCTATCTTCTTCTGATTCTGAAACTGTGATAGCTTTGAACACAGATTCCTTAACAGCTGATGGTGACAAACGAACTGGCTTAAGATCACCCTGTCTAGCAGAGTCGGCAATACTCTTTGGTGTTTGCTGACCTTTGAATCCAGACTTATCACCAAGCTTAGAAGTTCCTTGCTGAATAGGACCACGATCACCATTCACTGGCTGGTGATCTGCTTCAGTAGTGGATCCACCTTCACCAGATACAGGATAATCTGTTACTGTTTTCGTGTGCTGATTATAGAAATCTTGCTCGCCTTTCGCGCGAGGCTTAAGAGCCTTACGTTCATCAGGAGCTGTTTTATTCGCTGAGTCGATTGCTTCGCGTAACTGCTTAAACGTCTTCATCCGAAACAATCTCCTGTTCTTCTTGAGGCTCTTCTGAAGGAGCGTTAAACATTGCTGACGCGATCTCGATACGCTTTAGTTCGAGAGCGTCTTGAATCTTAGTTGCTATTGCTGCGTCAATAGCGGAGCGAAATCCACTCGCATTTTGGTCGGCAGCAGCTTGAATAGCGTTATAAATCTGTTCCATAGTAATTCCTAATATGATAGTCTATTTATAATTTAAGGCAGATTATCCCTGATTGACTGAAAACTCGCCTTCGATCGTATTGTTTTCAGGTGTAGGGTTTGTGATGTGTACTGGTCTGTGAATTTGACGTTCTTCATATTGAGGAATCTCGCGACTTACACCAATGTAATAGCCATTTTCATTTACTGTCATTCTATGATTAACAGCAATAGTTTCATATTCGTTTTTTGTCAAAGGGCCATAGATATAAGGATCATCGAAAAGTTCATACATTGTTTTAGCTCCAAAATTGATAGTTAGTTGCTATACTGATACCAGTGATGTTACCCATTTGAAGACCAACTCTAGTCATGACATAGTATGGGCCTTCAAGAGGTTGATTGTGAAATTTAGAAACTGTTATTGGGATTGATCTAGAGTCGTTAGCGACAATAGTTCCGAATGTTGTTGGTAAACCTATTCTATATGGTGGATCATTATAAATGTAGTTGATAGACTGATCGTAACGAATATTACTATAAGTTACACTGCTTTGATTTCCATCAATCGTGATTTTGTATAGTGTTATACCTTCTTTAACTATATCCGGATATGGACTATCTGAAATAGAAAAATTCGTAGAATCGCTTACATTAACAGGTGCTTGGGTAGTCCCATCAACTGCAGAACCTCCAACACCAGTCACATTTTTTATATAAGAAGCATTGTTAGGACCAATAACAGAAAGTCCGGTTTTATTGATGTCATTCCAATAGTTATATGACATATACGATATGACGTGATATGGTATGTTTTTGTGTTTTGTTGCTCGTTGAGAAGTTCCGTCGATTCCTGTTGTTCCAGCAGAACTTGGTTTTGTGCCAATGCCTGTTCGAACAAGATCGTAATACCAGTTATAAGATATATAAGAAATTACGTCAAATTCTATTCTTTTGAGTGGGAGTATTCTGCTGTTATTATCTGCTACAACACGTTTAACTGGTGGAGCACCTATTTTATTGATATTTGCGTAGGGTTCGTTGTTATTGTCAAATTTAATATTTCTGTGAGAAATTATCCTGCTGTTATTATCTGCTACAACACGTTTAACTGGTGGAGCACCTATTTTATTGATATTTGCGTAGGGTTCGTTGTTATTGTCAAAACGAACGTTTTTAAATGGAACCATTCTCAAACTTGGATCAGTTATAGTAATTTTACGAGTATCTAAACCAATTTTAGTAGAATAGAAATATGGTTCCCAAGGTTCAATATCTAATTTACGATTATAGATTGGAATAATTCGTAAGCTAGGATCAGTTAACGTGATTTTACGAACAACAAGCCCTAACTGAGTAGAATAGAAATATGGTTCCCATGGTTCAACATCTAATTTGCGATTATAGATTGGAATAATTCTGCTATTGTTATCTGCTACAACACGCTTAACGGCAGGCGCACCTATCTGATTTAAATTTTGATAGGTGACTGCCGTTTCATACCTTCCAGCTTTAGATTTGAAAGGAGCAAATGTTTGAGCGATAAGTGCCATTAGCCTCTCATCAATAGACGTCCAGCAGCAGCACCAGCAACTGTTGTTACGTTATAAACGCCGTTGATATAATGCAACTGATTAGAAGATGCTGCCGTAGTTGTCATTGAAGCAATGATACGCGAACCGTTTGTCGTAACAACAGAACCAGCAGCCTGTGGGTTAGTACCGATACCAGTCGTAGCTGTAGCGAACGAAGTTCCAGTTGCTGGCTGACCAGCTGTTGCAGTCTGCGGTGAGTTGAACTGCACTCTTGTTACGAAACCACCAGGAGAAGCAAAAGGTTGTGCAACTTTTTTCGCGCTGACGTAGAATATACCTCTGATAGGAACGATATTCAAGTCACCGCGATAATCCATCGTAGCCGAAGCAGTAGTCATATGAGACAACGTAGAACCAACAGTCGCCGACGAAGTAACTGAAGTAATTGTTGTAGTAGCAACAAGTGATGTGTTCAGTTCGTAAATTGCAGCAGCCGTAGCACCTACGTTAGCTACGAATAGATAAATTCTCGAACCCAAATAGTCATAGTAGAACGATGTTGGTGATGTTGACATATCAGTACCAGCAGCAGTTCTAAGTGGATTTACCACGTTGAATAGCTGAGCACCAGTTGCCGCTGTAAAGCTCGCGATACGCATAGTCTGAGTGATACCAGTTGTAGCAGCTTGTGTAGCAACATAACACACGCCGTTATAGTCAGGAACCGGAACACCAAATCCTGTCGCGACAACAGGTAATGTGGTTGCAATAGTATATGTTGCGGCTGCACCAGATGAGAACGCAGCACGATCAATCATAAACACCCTACAACCAGTAGCCGCAGTTCTTTCTGTTGCATAAATGAACTTAGCATCCATTGAAAGATAAGCGATACCACCAGTACCAATCGTGATTGAAGTGGCTGTTGAAGGAGTTTCTGTGTCGATCTTATGGATACCAGTTGATGTTGCTGCGTAAAGAGTACGCTCGCCGTCGAAGATGATATCTGTAACGGCAGTAAGACCAGCAACAACCACGGTACCAGCAGAACCATAAAGCGTTGTAGCACCAGCACCAGCACCAGTATTCATTGACCAAGTTCTAACGCCACCAGTTTCAGCGAACCATACAACATCACCGATAGCAATACCTTTTGCTGGATAGTTGGCTGTTGTGATAGTGTTAGTTGTGATAGCCATCTTACCAGCAGCATATGCCGCATCAGCTTCACATCCACCGTTCATAGGTAGAAGAACACATTCCGTTGATGCACCAGCACTATCTGCCCAACCACCAGTCGAGTCAATGTTGATAAGCGTTGTATCGAGGAAAGAACCGATTGGTTTAGTTACGCTGAAATTGTAAGCGCGACCAACAGGCATTGATTTGGAAATAGCATCAGCAGAAATTGGAGAAACGATGGTCTTTGCACCGTCCCAACCATAAGTGATGTTGTAGAAAGAAGCAAGGTGAAGAAGGTTAGGATCAGCAGTTACTACGAGCGAGTTGCTTAGATAGTTCGGATAGTTTGGTGGGAACATACCGCGGTTTGTAACAGGAGCATAAAGCTTTGCAGCAGCAGCACCAGTCGCACCGTCACCAGTTCTTGGGAACGCAAACATAGTAGCGCTCGCAGTGGTATTAAGTTCTCTGCCCCAAGCAGTACCAATCATAACAGAGTTGGTCCATGCCCAGCAAGGGAAACCAGCACCAGCAGTATCTTCATACGCTACACGCTCGAATTCCATAACTGAAGACCACATACCTGGCTCGTTCTTGATGAATGGCCAAATGCAAATATGACGAGCAGTAGCAGAAACGAAGATGAAACAGTCTTTAAGATCGTAGTATTGTGGGAAAGCACCACCACCAGACCAAGATTCGTTTGTCGCTACGTTGGTTGTAGTATTCCATGATTCGCAGGTAGAAGTGAAGAAACGACAGTTGATCGTGTCGTAGCGGATAATGAAATATTTGTATGTTGATGTGTCTGCGTTGATAGCGCGATAAACGTATGTCTGAATAGGCGAATAGGTAGTTCTATCAACAAAATCGTAATAAGTTCCACCAGTAGCCCATGCGCCTGAAGCACAAGCAAGAATTGCTGTGTTGATACCAGCAATGATATTAGTGAAAGTGACCTCGTTTACGACAGTCACTTTATAACTATTCGTGGTATATGACGTATTAGTAACTGTCATTTTAAAACCCTTCTTTTAAGAAATATTAGAATTCGTGCGACTATTTAGCTTGAAATAGTCATTGAGAAATCAGAACCTGAACCAGTTGTTACATTAACAGTTAGATAATCTGTTGTTGCTACTGTAAATGTGTTAGAAAATAAACGAGTAAAATTACCTACTGGTAAAACGAATGTTCGGAGTAAACTATTATTTTTATATATTGTAATTGTTAAGTCGTTATCTATAACCGCAACACTATTTGTTAATCTAACTTTCGTTATTGTAGTGTTCGAAACAGGAACGAATCTAGCCGTGCCTGTAACAGGAGACGCGAAATTTCCTGTTAGATTAAAAGTTTTAGAAAATCCTACTACGGGAGCCCAATGAACACCAGACCCATTTGAACGTAAATAATATCCGTTAATACCTGCGTTGTTGTTTGCTAACAATGTTCCAGATATTCTTAGCGATGTGTTAGCTATGATGGTATTAGCATACAATGAAGATTCATTGACTGCAAATTGATTCATTCTTTTTGTGACAGAATTCAGCTGTGCGCGAACTGCACTGAAAGTGTTAGATTGAGTCGTGTTAGCAATAATAGGCATCAATGAACCCTTTTGCGTATTTATTTTTGATAATTAATTGAATGTTATAGTCCCAGCACCAGTAAAAATATAGAGTATATCACTATCGACATATGTTTGCGTAACAGCTCCAGTTACAGTAGCAAATGGATAAGCATTTGTATATCTTATAATCACAACACCTTGAAACCCACCAAAAGATCCGTCAGTAGCTGTCGCGCTGTTACCGCCCTGACCGTAGTTAGTAGGAGGCTGTGAAAAGCTAATGTTACCGCCTCTACTATAGCCATAACTTGTTCCAGTTATATCATCAAAAAGGGCTAAACCAGCACCACTTCCATATTGGTTAAATCCAGGACCACCAGCACCACCTCCGCCGCCACCAGTACCGTTAAATGCAAGGGCTCCATCGGATCCGTCATAGCCTTGCCCAGGTGTCCCATAACCTTTACCAGTCCAGCCACCACCGCCACCGCCACCACAGCCGCCACTTCCAGCAGTACCATCAGTGCCATTTTGATTTGCTCCACCACCAGCTCCACCACCAATTGCTATCAAAGAAATACTACTTGTAGATGGATATTCTTGACAAATTATCGAACTGTTGGCGCCATTAGTTCCTTTAAGGCCATAACCTTGAACAATACCGCCAGCCCCAACAGTCACATTATATTGTAATCTCCGAGTAAAATTAAAATTAGTGTCCCTAAGAACACCTCCACCGCCTCCACCGCCTCCTGATCTCGGAGTACTTGGGCCACCTGCGCCGCCACCACCTCCTCCACCAGCAACAATTATATATCGAATTGGAATGAACATAGTTGTTCCAGTAGAACTTCCTATGTTGGATGTTGAAATTTTGTGTTTTACAGAGTTTCTTTGACGAATTTTCGTAGAAAACTTTTGTTTAGAAAGAGTTTTAAGAGACATTATGTTATCTCAGTACCAAATGCCATAAATGTTAATGAAGAAGAACTAGCATAAACGGTTATGACATCTGTAGCAGCTAATGTTATACCCATTGTTAGTGCTATAGAATCGTTAGCTGGAATTGCTGTATCGTACGCTATGTATTGATTTGCTGCTAATGAAGCACCGGCCGGTCTAATAGCTATTCTAAATGAAGCGATGAAAGTACTCATATTACAAACATTAATAGTTGAAACGATAGCGTTCGTAGCATACGGTACTGTGTATAACGTCGTAGCTGTTATTGCGGACGGATTAACATTACCTAATACTTTGTATGTTGTTGCCATTTTTTCCTCTTACATTCCGCCTAATAGCATTGAACCTATGAACAAATCACCGCTGGATATTGTTGCCGACCCACCGCCTCCACCACCTTCTCCAGAAACACCGATAACAACAGTATCAGTTCCTAGTAGTTGATCAAGAGCTTTAGTTGTAACTGAAATGCCACCTCCACCACTTGGGGCAGGAGCCCACTGAATACCAGAACCAGTTGATCGAAGATAATAACCATTAGAGCCAATAGAACCATTGGCTGTTAATGTTCCAGTTATTATTGGATTGTTTTTTGTAAGATAAGTAGCTGACGCATTTGCTACTTGAAGATATTCGTTCGTGAATCCGAAAACAGCACTGCCATTTGACGAATATATTCTTTTGTCTTTAGTATTGACTGCAAGTTCGCCAGTAGCAATATCAGAAGTTGTCGGCAATTTGCCAGCAACGCTACTGCGTTTTATTTTAATTGTGGAAGCCACACCCAACTCCTAGAGAGGAAGTCCAAGGGAAACACTTGTCCCTTGGCCTGAGTGATTATATTTAGTTAGTAAGTTCCGCCGTCGATTACTGCTTCGATTGTAGCAAGCGTATATCCAGAACCAGAAACATTAACAGTAGATGTTGGTTCTACCGTTAGTCCTGTATATAACTTGTAGATACCATCTGTAGCATCTCTGAAGAAACCAGAGTACTTAGTACCACTTGATGTGTACATACCGTAGAAACCAGTGTCGACTGCGTCTGTAGAGTTATTAGCAGCCAACTTAATCATAGAGTCATCGACGTTTAGTGTCGATGATGAGATATAAGTAACTGCACCTTCAACCGTCAAGTCACCATCAATGATTGCAGAACCAGTAATACGAGTATTACCAGAAACAGCAAGATTGGTGCTG